TAATTCCATCTAAATTTGCAACTTCACCTGAACAAATGGTACAAGAGCAGAATCTTAAGTATGTAGCTCGCAGTAGAGCAAAAAAAGAATTATATTATTTAAACCTATAAATATGGAAAACACAAAAGAATTTTTACAAGAAACTAGAGAGCTTTTATTAAAGCTTTCTCATAACATTGATGAATTAGTGAATAAACATAATTTGAGCATATCTCTTGAGGTTGGGTCACAAGCAAAGACTGTAAACTTCAATGATGTAACAACTTTTGAAGTCACTATGAAAGCAAGCCAAAATATTGAACTATGAAAATAGGAATTATGATTATAACACTTTTAAGTATGCTGCTCATGGCGTATATCATAGAAGGTAAGACCTTTTGTGATGGTTGGAAAGATGGGTACATTAATGGTTACTGTTATAAAGATTATAACTGTGAAACACCAAATGTACCTGTCTGTCCAAATTCAAGAGCAGGAGAGAATACCTATTCAGATGGGTATAATATGGGATTTGAAAAAGGTAGAGAAAAATCAGATGAATAAAGATTTTCTAATTACAGTAGAGGCTCAAGGGTATTTTGACCATGTGCCTGTTTTCACCCATAGAATATTGGGAAAAACAAAAGAATATGCTGAAGGAGTAAGAGATGGATTAAAGTTAGCCTATTCAAGAAATCAAGTTTTTTTAGAAGAAATTAAAATAGTAAAAGATGAATGTAATACATAAAAATGTATTAGTAGAATTATCTGATGAAACCTCAAAATCAGGAGTATATGTTCCTGAGGAAGATAAAGAAAACACTTTAGAGGGTACAGTTATCCAATGTGGAGAAGCTGTACCTGAAAAAGCAAGAGTTCTACTAGAAAATAAGCCCACCATTAAATATAAGAAGTTTTTTGATGGTGAAGAGATGAGTATTAAAGGTAAAAAATACATAGTGATGAACTATGAAAGTATATTATTAATATTATGACAGAAAAAATAGTAAAAGAAGATGATTTCAGAGAAGGAATCAGTAGAGGGATAAATGACTTAGCTAATGCAGTTAAAGATACATTAGGTCCTATGGGTAACACTGTTGCAATAAAGAATGTATTTGGTGAAATAATTGTAACCAAAGATGGAGTAAGTGTTGCAGAAGAGATTGTTTTTGACCCTAATACTATTGAAAGTATTGGTGCAGAATTAGTTAAAAATGTAGCCTTAAAAGCTAATAATTTAGCTGGTGATGGGACTACTACTGCAACTGTATTTGCTCAAGCTCTGTATAATGCAGGGAAAAGACAATTAGCTCTAGGAGTAGCTCCTGCAGAATTTATTAGAGGGATAAAAATTGCAATGGTAGATGTTTTAAAGTATGTTAATGAAAGGTCTAAAGACGTGGAATTAAATACTGAAGAACTAAAATCTGTTGCATTAATTTCTTCTAATGGAGATGAAGTTTTAGCTGAAACAATTACAAATATTTATAATGAATTGGGTGTTAATGGAGTAATATCTATTACTGAAGGTAGTGGAATGCAGACAACTCAAAATATTATTCAAGGTATGCAATTTGATAGGGGATATATTTCTCCTTATTCAGTTACAGACAAAACCAGGATGAAAACAGAGTTTGACACTCCTCTTATTTTACTTTTTGATGGAGTGGTATCTCAATTTAAACAAGTATTTGCTGCTGTTGAAGCTGCTGGGCAGAAAAACAGACCATTGATTATTGTTGCTGAAGACGTAAAAGACAGTGCACTGAGAGGTTTAGTAGTAAACCACATTCAAGGTAATGTAGTTTCTGCAATTGTTCAGTCTCCTGGCTATGGTAATAAGAGAGTTGAAAGACTTCATGACATGGCTGCTCTATTTGGAGCTAAAGTGGTAAGTAAAGATACTCAACCTGAAGATTTTGACCCAAGTTGGTTAGGAGAAATGGAAAGAGCTGAAATTACTGCAAAAGATACTGCATTTATTGGTGGTTTTGGAACAGAAGAAGCTATTGCTGAAAGAGAAGCATTTATTAAATCTCAGCTTGAGCACTTTAAAGGTAATAAGTATGAGGTTGATATCTTGAATGAAAGATTAGGAAAACTCACTAGTGGTGTAGCTGTTCTTAAAATTGGAGCTATGTCTAAAGAAGAAGGTAAGGAATTATTTGATAGAGCTGAAGATTGTAAATATGCAGTTAAAGCAGCTCTTCAAGAAGGAATTATCAATGGAGGTGGTACTGAATTGCTTGCAGCTAGTAATCATTTAAGAGGTAAAAAGTTTAAGCCAGCAATAAGTGAAGACTTAATAGCTGGATACAACACTCTCTTAAATGTAGTTAAAGCACCTTTTAGACAAATTATTGTAAATGCAGGATTAATACCTGAAGTAATTGAATTAGGTATAGAGTCAAGACCTGAAGGAACAGGATATGATGTTAAAAATAGAGAGTTTGTTGACTCAATGATGGAAGCAGGAATTATAGACCCTTATAAAGTAGTGAGAATTGCTTTAGAAAGTTCAGTTTCTATTGTTTGTACATTACTTTCAAGTAACTATGCTATTATCAACAAAGATGATGTGACAGTAGCAAATTATACAAATTAGATGAAAGAAAATTTATTTATGCCAAACAGTATTAAAACGTATTCAGGTGTCTATTTTGATTATCTCAAAATGGACCCTGATACAATTGATATTAATGATATAGCTCATGCTTTAAGCCTAATCCCAAGATGGTTAGGACATACTGCTAATCTATATTCAGTGGCACAACATTGTTGTTGGTGTCATGATTATTATATCGAAATTGCTGAAGATGAGAGACTAGAAAGACTCATGCATGATGCAACTGAAGCTTATCTTGGAGATTGCCCATCACCTTTAAAAAAGTTATTACCTGGGTATAAAGACCTTGAAAACAAATTAAGTAAGGTGTTAGCCCAAAAATATGGTTACAATTATCCTTATTCTTCTGCCACAAAGTTTATAGATTTACAAGCTCTACATTATGAGTGGGAATTTATTAGACTGAATGATGGAGAAATTGATTGTTGGACATCTGAGAAAGCAGAAGCAGAGTTTTTAATGAGGTTTTCAAACCTAAAAAAACATATAAATTAACTTAAATTAATGAAAAATGAAATAAATACGCAAAAAATATTATCAGACGTAGTAGTTTATACTAAATATGCAAAATATCTGCCTGAGGTGAATAGAAGAGAAACCTGGACAGAAGTCGTAGATAGATACTTAACAATGATGATAAAAAGATACCCTGATTTAAAAGATGAAATTATTTTAAATGGAGCATATCTTCACAGTAAAAAAGTATTACCTTCTATGAGGGCTTTGCAATTTGCAGGACCAGCAATGGAAAAGAATGAAGCTAGAGGATATAATTGTTCATATTTACCTATTGATGATTATAGAGCTTTTAGTGAATTAATGTTTTTACTACTTGGTGGAACTGGAGTAGGATACTCTGTTCAAAAACACCATGTTGAAAGACTGCCTGAGATTACAAAGCCTACTAAAAAAGCTAAGTTCTTAATAGGAGATTCTATTGAAGGATGGTCTGATGCCATAAAACAATTAATGAAAGCTTATTTTGGAAAAACAAAAGTAGCTCCAAGATTTGATTATTCAGATATTAGAGAGAAAGGAGCAAGACTTGTTACTGCTGGTGGTAGGGCTCCTGGTCCTGAACCTTTAAAAATTGCATTAGTGAAAATTGAGTCAATTTTAGCTGACAAAGAGAATGGTAGTCAACTATCAACTTTTGAGGTACATAGAATCTGTTGCTTGATTGCTGATGCTGTTCTTGCTGGAGGAATTCGTAGAGCTGCATTAATTGCTCTATTCTCAATGGATGACAAAGTAATGGCAACTGCTAAACATGGTAGTTGGTGGGAACTTCATCCAGAATTAGGAAGAGCTAATAACTCTGCAGTTATCCTAAGAAATAGGGTTAAAAAAGCAGAATTTGATGCTTTATGGCAAATGGTTGTTGATTCCAACTCTGGAGAACCAGGTATCTATTTCACCAATGACCCTGAATATGGGACTAATCCTTGTTGTGAGATATCTTTGAGACCTTTTACTTTCTGTAATTTAACAGAAATAAATGCTGGGACTCTTGGAGATATGAGTTGTGCTGATGATGAAGATATAGACCTATTAGTTAGAACAGGATACATGGATAACTATTATGAAAATGGAGGTCCTTTTTCAAATGTGTTAGCTCAAGCTGATTTAGAAGATAGAGCTAGAGTTGCAGGATTCTTCGGAACTTTGCAAGCTGGTATCACTGATTTTCACTATCTTAGAAATATTTGGAAGACAAATACAGAGAAAGATGCTTTGATTGGTATTGGAATTACAGGAGTTGCAGATGGAAATCTTGAAGGGTTGGATATGGAAAAAGCTGCTGAGATAGGAATGGAAGAGAACCACAGAGTTGCTCAAGAAATTGGTATCAGAAGTGCAGCAAGAAATACAACTATTAAGCCCTCAGGAACAACTTCTTGTGTTGTAGGTACAGCCTCTGGAATTCATGCATGGCATGGACCTAAATATATTAGGAATATTCAATGTAAAATTGGAGATGACCTTCATACTTTTATGTCTATACACCATCCTGAATTAATACAGAATATGGAGTACCAACTTGATAGTGCAGTTATTGGAATACCTCAAATAGCACCTGAAGAGGCTATATTGAGAGACAATGAAACTGCTCTTACATTTCTTGAAAGAATCAAAGATATGAACCTCAATTGGGTACATAGTGGACACAGAAGAGGACCAAATACAAATAATGTTTCTGCTACTGTCTCTGTAAAAGAGGATGAATGGGAAGTTGTTGGTGAATGGATGTGGAAAAATAAAAACAGTTTTAATGGTTTATCAGTCTTACCTTTTGATGGAGGAACATATAAAAATGAACCTTTTGAAACAGTTGATGATGAAGTTTTCAATAGAAAATTAAAATACATTAAAGAAAACAAGATTGATTTGACCCTAATTGTTGAGGAGGAAGACAACACAGTAGTTAACGAGACTGTTGCTTGTGCTGGTGGCTCATGTGAAATCATATAACTATGGAAGTAAATGGAATAGAATGGAGACTTGTAAAAAAGGTCACTGAACCATCAGAAGAAATTACTGATACTAATAATAGGTCATTTGAATTTGATGATTTAGAAGTCAGTAAAGAACACGAACTTCATATCCCTATATTCCAACAAGAACTAGAGGATAAGGATATTGAAATTTTTGCTATGAGAGGACACCAATTCATGACAGATGATGGTGTATATCGTATAGTCAAAAAGATTAATGATACTCAGTATGATTAATGTAGTTTTTTCGTATATGGGAATGGAAGATTGGCTTTATTCTCTTTACATAACAGAAATAAATAATAAATGATGATAAAATTCTTAATAGAAGAAGGAGCAGACCAACCTAAATATTATTCAGAAAAAGCCTCAGGAATGGATGTTACAGCATTTAAAATCTTGAAGGTCTTTAGAGGAGATAGAGAAATTGAGCCTGAAAATTTAAAAAAAGTACAAGAAGGATTTAATGAAAGAGGATACATAAAACTCAGGTCATTAGAAAGAATTCTTTTTGGAACAGGAATAAAAGCAATTTTACCTGAAAACACTGAACTACAAGTTAGAGCCAGAAGTGGAATGTCTTTAAAACGAGGACTTTCTGTACTTAATGGACCAGGAACAGTAGATGAAGACTATCAGGGAGAAATTGGAATTATATTATACAATTCTACACCTTTCTTAAATAAAGTAGAAAAAGGTGAAAGGATTGCACAACTAGTTCCTGCAATAGTTACTAGACCTGATATAGAATTTATTTGGGAAAATAGTCCAATTGACCAACAGAGTTATATCCTAGGACATGACCCTTGTAAGGATGTTAGAGGAGAAGATGGCTTTGGTAGTACAGACTCTTAAAGACAAAAACATTTTTTAATATAAATATAAATTATATAAAATGAGCAAATTTTATGTAGCTAATATCGACTTATTCGAGTATTTAGTAGAATTAGGTTTAACTTTCCATGATAGAGAGGATGAAGATGTGAAATATTTCACTGACCATTTAACAGGAAAACAAATTAAACTTAACTATCGAAATAACTTAGTGGTTTTTATAGGTGCTAATGGTAGGACAGTAGAGTTTTCTTCTGCCTACACTAATAATCAAATAGATACATTTTTAAATGATTAAAATGTAATAAACAGAAAGTTCTTTGTCTATGATTAGGCAAAGAACTTTTCTTAATAAAAATAAAAATGAGTATAAATAAAAATAAAACATTCAGAGTTCTTAAAGATGTAGTTTTAGTTGCTGCTTTAATTTTAGTAGCCACCCTATATTTTAATGAGAAAAATTTAAGAGCAGAACAGGAAACACTAATTGAAGGAAGTTTAGCTGAATTACAAGTTTGGAAGAATAAAGATGGAGAAAATGTAGCTAAGATTCAAGTCTTAGAAACAAGCAATGCTAAGACCTTTTTAGCTTTAGAATCTCAAAACGAAGCTATTCAACAATTACAAAGATTAGTAAAAGAGAATAGGAAGCTTTTTAAGGACTCAAATGGGACTGCTGGAGTAATCACATCAGAGACAGATATAAATGCAGGAGGTGTTACAGAAGTAACTGAGGATGTAGATAACGACCCAATATACAGTGCAACTATTGAAGACAAATGGTATAAGATAAATAGTAGAGCTACAAAAGATTCTACAACTATATCTTTAAAAACATATCATAATCTTAGTATAGTTGTTGGCTCAGAAAGTCAGGGATTTTTTAAGAAAAAGAAAACTTTTGCAACAGCTAAAGATGCAAATCCTTATTCAAATATTACAGACATGAGAATATACAATGTAACTCAAAAACAGAAAAATTTCATTGTAGGTCCTTATGTTGGGTATGGGTTGACAAAAGTAGGAAACACAATAAACACTGGATTTCAAGTAGGAATTGGTGTAACATATAAATTAATAGAATTTTAAATGGGAAAAATAAAACAAATACTTATAAAGACAAAAGATAGAATTAAAGACCTATTAATTGAGATGAAGCCAGAGATGGAGAAAGAAATAGAATTGGCATATAAGGACAATTTCAATGAATGGTTTGGTATGTTGTTTCAATTAGATAAATTTGATTTAAGACCTGGGCTTATAGATATCAATAACATTAAGATGTCTAAATCAAAATTAAAAGAAGCTCAATCAGAAATGCTTTTATATGAAAATTTAAGAGATTTACATTATATTAGTATGGTTCAAATTGGACAAGAGTATCATTTAATTGATGGATACCACAGAGTAATAAAAGCCAGAAAAGCAAATATAGACGTTCTTAAAGCTACTATATGGACTAAAGTGGAACACAATGACCATAAAAATGTTCCAAAGATAAGGGGATTAATTATGGATAATATATAAAAAAAGAGAGTTAAAATTTAACTCTCTTTCTTTTTGTCTGCATACTGAATCTACTCAAGTTTAAGCTCTTTCAATAAATCTTCAGGGATACCAGCTCTATAATTTCTTACTTTATCCATACCTTCAGCAGTTAATGAACCATCCTTATTAAAATCTTCTGGTTTTAATGATGGATATTCATTTCTTGAAAATTTGGTGAGTTCTTTTTTCACCCAATCTGCTCTTTCTCCTTCTGGTAAAGTTTCATATTCTGCCCAAGTTTTAACCACTTCTTCGTGGTTTTTCTTAGCTACCTTCTTAGCTTCTTTATGGATATCAGTCATTATCTCAAGATTAGTTTTGTTTGACCTGTCCACTATACCCTCTGTATTGTAGTCTTTTTCCATTTTGTTACCAAATCCAAATAAGTTTACAGCAGAAGGAGTAACATATCTTTCAGCAAGTACAACTCCTTTTTTACGTCCTGCATTTTTACCTCTTTCGTATTCTTCATCCTTTACAAGCTCTTCTCCAACATTCCAAGCATCTTCAATACTACCTGCTTGACCCATTCTTTGAAGCCCTGTCCAATTTTCAGTAAGGGACATATCTTCAGCAAAAGAAGCCAACATGTTGTTTAAAGCATAATAGGTTGAAAGTCCAGGATATTCCATAACTGTCTGAATTTTAGTTCTTTCATCTTCTCCTGCAAAATAAATACCTTTTTCAGCTTCAACTGCTTTTTTATATGCTTCTTTTTCTTCATCGTCATCAAATCCTGGGTCAAGTAAAGAATAAAGTGAATGTAACATCACACCATAAATCATATTTCTTAAGACTAAAGCTGTTGATGTCTGCAAAAAGTATAAATCTGCTTGTATCTCATCTACTGCTTTTTGTTGTAGATTTTTCTTATCAATGTAAACCATACTTTTAAGTTTGTCACTATCTATGACATCTCTTCCTATCCACCTACTAGGTATATTAAGTAATGCTTGAGCTGCAGTAGATAAAGCTAAAGTTGCAATAGTTAAACTACCCTTAACATATTTTTCCATAGAAACTGCTAGTTGCACTTCTTTAGTATTTTTATAGATTTGTTCTAACTTAGTTTGGTCTTCTTGAATTTGCTTAAGAAAAGCTTTTCTTTGTGATATAGCATACCAACCAATTCCTATTCCCATAACAACAGGCATAGTGAATACACCACCTAAAAGTCCTGCTGAGCCTACTGCTGTGGCAAAGATACCAGCTTTTAATAGTTGAAACCCATTCCCTGCAATATGTTGGTCATTTTTAGCTAATCTTTTGTAAATATCAGCCTTCTTGTAGATTGTTGCAATTGCCCATCTTTTAAACATTAAGGTCATTGCAGTCACTATATATTTTTCAGCTAAATAAGTAGTAGAATTACGATAATCACCATTTATATAAGCAATAGCTTTAGGTATTTTTCCAGACTCCCCAAAAATATTTGCTGCCTCTTGAGAGTTAAAACTTATAAAAGTATCTCTATTTTTCTTTGTATCAAAATCTTTCTTTAAAACAAGCACACCATCTTTTAATGTAAATGCAGGAAACTCTCCTTTTTTTACATCAAAAACTGGTACTTTTTGTCCATTTTTGTCTTCAACAAAAACCTCTGTAAGTAAAGCTAATAGTTGAGGTTTTTGAATTGTTTTCTCTACCTCTCCAACAAAATTAGTTGGATTTTTAATAACTTCTTTAACAGCAGAACCAAATCTGGATGATTGCTCCCTGTATATTTCATTTGCACTATTCTGCACTAAGTCTGCACTTTTTAGAAAGAGGTCCATAATCTTTCTTTGTTCTCGCATTTTCTTAGAGGTAATTAATTTTATATTCTTATATTTTCTTGCAAAAGACATACTTCTAGTGTATATGCCAGCTTTCCAAAATCCTGGTCTGCCATCTACTTCATAAGCATTAGCACTTGCAATAGCCATGTTTGTAACCTGAGCTGAACCATTTATAGCAAAAGCAGTAAAAGCTTTTACCTTAAATAACATTGCTTCAGTGACATCTCTACCATTTACATATACAACTCCATCTTCATACATCTTTTCTAAATCAGCAATCTGTAATGCAAGTTCTTTATTATTAGGTTCTTTTTTAGCTCTCTTTTTTAGAACTTTCAAACCCTCTTTGATTTCTTTTCTGATTTCTTCGTGTTCATGTGGATAATGTTTTACCCTTCTTCCAAACTCATTTCTAAACTTGCCTTTAGCAGTTTTACCCCTATTATTAATTGCATATAAATTTCTATTAATAAAAAAGTCAACTATTTCTGTAAAAGCTTTTCTGCCTTTTGCTCCTCTTAATTGATTTGCTATAAATTGTAGATATGTTTCTACTTCTTTTTTAGCTTTAAAAGAACCTGTCATTTGAGAGGAAGTGATAATATTGTGTAATAGGTTTTCAGTATCAGCATGCTTATTAACTAAATTTAAAGCTCTTTCTCTATACTCTTCAATTTGAGCTTCAGTCATGTTTACTTGCTTGAGACCATCAATAGCAATCAATTTATTAAATTGTTGCATAATTTTCTTCTCAGTAGTGACCCTTTGTCCTGCTATTCTTTTGTCTTCAGCAGTCTCATCAACCCAACCTTCACCAGATATAGTTGATGTAAGTCTCCTCATTATTTTTTTAAGGTTCGTTAAAGCTGTTGGAGAAAGGAGACCAAGAACATCAGTTAATAAGTGGGTTCTTTTTCTTTCATGTCCTAAATCTGTATCTAAGTCAGTATCAGCATTATAATCAGCCCCATTTTTATTACTGTATTCTACAAGTTCGTCCATTAACTCCCAAGCTTCTAGCAGAACTTTGTCTCCTTTAATCTTTTCTTCAAATTTGCTATCATGATATTTAGTCTTAGGTATAAAAGTACTATACTCTAAGTTAGCTCTTGCATCATAATTAAGGTATTGTTTGTTTTCAACAAAATAGACTTTAGCAATCTTGTTGCCAGTTGCTTGGTCAAAGTGGTTTTCTGCAAAAATAAAAGGAGATTTAGTGTAATAATTCTGTAAATAGAAATTCCAGACACTTTCAGCTCCTGCTCTATACATTGCATTCTGTAATTCCTGTCCATTTGTAACACCATATTCATCTTTTAATTGATTAAATTTAACTTCTTTTTCAATCATAAAAGAATTAATATTGTCTTCTGCTTCTTTTATAAGTTTATTGTATTCTCTTCTTCCAATCCTTGCAATTATTTCATCTCTGTAAGCAAGAGCTTCTGCATCAGTTGAAAAAGAGCCTTTAAATTCATCAAAATCTTTGTTAGCAATTATCTCAGGCAGTTTTCTTATATCTATAAAGTCAGCCTCTTTCTTTAAAGTTTCATAGTGCTTATCTATTGCAGCTAATTGAGTATCAGAAGATTCTGCTGAAAAGTTATAAAATATTTTAGAAATAACTCTTTGTTTAACTTCATTAGCTTTTTTAAATTTTTGCCAAGAAACAGTAAAAGGATTAATCAATCTGTTTTCCCCTTCATTATCTGTTTTAAAGACATCCCATAGGGCTTTCTTCTTGAAGAAGCTACCTACATAATTTCCTGTCTCAATCAGTCTGTTTACTATACTTTTTTCTTTTGCCAGCAACTTGTCTTCTACACCTTTTTTACCATTGTTTCTAACAGCATCATCATAAGCTTTCTTAATTACAGAAACAAGAACATTACCTTCTTCTTCCATATCTTCCATTTTAGTGTAAAACTTTAATCCATACCAAATTTCTTGTTGCTCAGCAAATTGCTCTTTGAATAATCTTTTAGCTTCACTCTCTAAGAAAGCTTCATCAGCATTTTGATATTCTTCCTTTTGTCTTATATGGTATTTAATTTTTTCTTCTACTTGAAGGTTTACTTTAGCTGCTAAATCATCTTTAGCCTCAGTTATCCCTTGTCTTGCCTGTACTATTTTATTGTGTATATCAGGATTAGTATCTTTAAGTGTCGAATAAGAAGACTTTAAGAATCCAGTCTCATCATCTCTAACAAAATAGTCTAACATTTGAAGATATTTTCTTGCAAACTCTAAGTTTTCAATTGTAGGGTTTTTCAATAGCCCCATAGTATTTTTAATATCTGTGGCTATATTATCTACAAAAGCATCTACATCTCCTTCATTTTTTTCTAAGAATTGAATTTCTTTAAATAATTTTACAGAAATATCTTTTAGATAAGCTATCTGTTCCAATTGTTGTTTAGAAGTCTCTTCTGCAAGCTCTTCATTTTGAAGCAATTGAATCTTTCTGTCAATACTGTCTTTTAACTGTCTTCTATGAGCTAAAGTCTCTTCAAATCTGTAAGGATAATCAGGCTTAGCAGTAGGAACCATACCAGGAGGCAAAACTCCAGGCATATTAGGGACACCTTCAGGCATCATTCCTTCAGGAAGTTCAAAATCATCAGGTGGAAGAGTTGGGTCAAAAGTTTCATCAACATCCTCATTAACAATTCTGAAGGTCTCTTTAATTATAAGTTTGTTTAAACCCTCTCTATTAATTTCAATAGAGAAGGTTGTTGGACTTATGTTGTCTTTTTTAACATTTAAAAACTTGATTCCATTCACTTTATGTAATGGATTCATTGGGTCAGTTATTTCTTCAAAACTTTTTCCATATAGAGTATTGATATATTTACCAACTCTCTCTTCATAGTTTTGCTTTACCTCATTTAAGGTAGTTTTACATATTCCTGCCATAATTATTATTTACATTTGTTATTTATGTCTTCTGTAACACTTAAGAAAGAAGCTCCTGCTGAAGCACCTTCAGGCATGAAACCTTCAGGTAATTCTTGTAATTGAGAATCCTGTAACATCATTGCCTCTATTTCTGCTAATCTTCCAGCAGGCATTCCGATGTCATCTCTAATATCAGGAGGCATAAAGTCTGGAGTTATACTTTTCTGAGCTTGGTAATTAAACTTTGAACCAGCTTTAACTACCATCAGGCTTTCTTGTATCGCCTGCAAAGCTACTGAATTTTCTCGTAAATTCTCTCTTTTAGCGATTATATTAACGATTCTTGTAATAATATCTACTAATTTGTTTCTAAATCCTTTTACTTTTGAATAATAATCCATTTGATTTGCTAACTTTTTAAAGTGGTCATTCTCATTTGATAAGGTTACTGCTAAGAATTCTTTTGGATTTACCATAGCATAATAAGCTTCAAATTCATCACCTTTTAAAGTAAACCCATCAGGTCTCACAGATTCATTATTCTTTCTTTTTTCCTTGTAAGCAGTAAATTCTTTCATGAATTGGTCATACTTATCAGGGTCAAGTTTTCTTAACTCTGTTTTATACTGATTATAAACATTCATAAAAGTGTACATTTCACTTGGAGCATTTTTCTTAACAGTGCCATCTTCATTAAGGAATTCTGTCATAAACCTAGAAGTCAAATTATGAAGAGACTCATGCAATAGTGTAATTGCATAATCTTCTCTTGAACTAATTTTATCAGTGTTAAGTGAAACCTGCCCAGTTTTCTTTCCTGTACTACCTTTAGCAAATACATTCCCTTGATTATACTTAAGAGTGTCTTGAGTTTTCAATAATGGTCCAATAAACTTAGCTATTTGGATTAGTCTTTGACTATCTCCAAACTCGCCATTGGCAATCATACCAACTGCATCAACTAAAGGTGTGCCCTCCCCAGGAAGTTCCCCTAAAATATCATCTTCTCTCATTTGAACCTCTATTCCTGAAGCTTTATTATTGACAAACTCTTTTTCAAGCATACTTGAAGTTAAGTTTTGATTTTGATATTCATATTCAGCCATACCAAAAGTTCCTAAAGTGGTAATTGGATAGTACACTTTAGATGCACTATCTAATTTATACAGTTTCCACTGATGTTGTTTAAGCTTACTTCTGTTTTTGCCTCCTACATTTGGTGCTCTTTCAGAAATATATGTTGGTAATGGTCCTTCAGTAGAAAATTTAAGAGTGTAAAACTCTCCACCTTCTTTGATAGGACTTCTTTTCAACTTATGTTGAGCTGCAATCCCTGGATTGTTCTGGTAAAACTGTTGCTCAAACTCTTCTAAGAATACCACATTATTATCATCATTGTTGAATAGTGTGTGGAATCTTCTAAGAACTGTTGAAGGTGTCATTTCTTTTCCTTGAGCAGTTTTAGTGACCATATCATCTAAATATTCAATTGGCAAGAATTTATGAAATTCTACTGCTCCTTGAATAACACCTCCAGAAGAATAAGAATAGGCTATAAGCTCTTGAGCCAAGAGTCTTGTTGAGTAATACTCTGATTTACCATTTCTCATAATTCTTGGAAGAGATATATCTTCAGCAATAAGTTCTTTAAATGCTGTATAGATAGCCTCTTGGTTAGCTTCAAAAGATTCTTGATTGTTGAAAGTTATTAAAGATGGTTTACCATTTTCTCCATATTGGAAATTTAATAGGTTAAGGAATAAGTTTCCTCTCACTTTATCTAAACCAGCTTTATACTCTGAACTCTCATTTTTCTTCAAGCCTGCTGCTAAGACATAATCAGTGTAACTGCTTAAGGATGTGTTGTATCCAGGAACGTCAATGAAAAGATTTTCTCTGACTTCTTTAGCATTTGTATTGAATAATCCAAGTATTTCAGCACTTGTCAAATATTTTTTAACCTCTTGAAAAATCTTCTCTTTTGCCTTAATAACAGCAAAAGAATTATTGGGGTTTATTCTGCTATTTGCAAGAATTTTATTAACCACTTTATTTAAGTACACACTCTTGGCAGGGAATAACCCATTAAAGATATTTGCACTTAAAGATAAAGCTGAGCCAATCATAACTCCCTGATTAGTAGTAGGTTTTAAGAAGATATTATCTCCTAAATATAATAATCCCTCTTGGTCAGCCTCTTCCATCTGTTCAACTTCAAATCTCTCATAGAATTCTCCTACAAGATTTTCAATACCTTCAAGATTAGAATTAGCCTCTAGGTTTGTAAAATATTCTCTAAATTCCTCTTCTTTTGTAGAAGACTCCCACATTGATTTTCCTAAGTTATCCAGGTCAACATGTTTGTTAGCTTCTTTAATCCCATCAGCATCTGTCATTAATTGAGTATATAAAGCAAGAATCTCTAATTGTTGTATAGTGTCTGCCTTATCTCCTAATTTTATATTGTCAGCTAATCTCTGTCCTGTAAACTCTTCATTTCTTTGTGAAGATTCAAAGTACATTCTATCTGTGCCATCTTGTGCAGGTATCATTATACCATACTCTCCATTTACTATGGTATATTCTGGTCCACCATACTTAAGAATTAGTTCTTGTATAACCTCTCCTTTTGGATTCATAGAGAATTCTTCAGCACTAATCGACTCTTTCTCTCCAAGTAAAGCAAAGAATTCCTTCACAATAGGTTGAGAGTGTAGAAGATAAGGTATAGAATATTCTTTATAGTAAATTGTTTTACCACCTGCAATCTTTTTGCTTCTATGAAATGGATTATCCTCATTAAATTCTGAAGGTTTTTCTGTCGCAGTATAACCTGATGCTTTCCCTATAATTTGGTGCTCAGCATCAAAACCTAACATAGCCAACATACTATCAACAGCAATTGCACTCTTATGGTTCAAACCAGTTTTACCCAAAATTTGTGCTTTTTCATTATCTGTTGCAGTATTTGCTCTTTCATCTAACACTGTTGAGATAGCTCTTCTTAAACCTAAAATAGTTTTATTCTTAGAATTTGATATTGTCATATCTGTACCAAAGTTTCCAGAAGAGTAGAGATTACCAATTGCAATCCCAGCTCTTGTTTTCTTTAGCTTACCATTCTTAAATACTTTTCGTGTAAGATGCACACCACCTTTTACTAAAGCTTGTTGCATATTACTGTGTAAGGTAATTGCTTTGGCGTAAATACCAATAGCAACCTGCCCTGTTGAACCATTATCCATTTTAACTCTTTGATATTCAGGAGACAACATGTCAAATGTCGTACCCTCTTCCTCAAGACTTTGAATAAGTTCTTCAATATCTTCAGCCTGTCCTTCAGCAAATGCCATAGATAAAGCTTTGTTTATTTTTTGTTGAGCTGCTGGATTAGAGAATACAGAAATATGAATTTGAATAAAGTCATTTTCTAATAGTTTCTTATCCATGTTTTTAGGAATCTCAGATTTAAGCTTTTTGATAGCTTCTTGTAATTCCTCTTCAGTTTCAGGATACATATTGAAAGCTAAACTTTCTTCTTCTCCTAATAATGAAGCTAAAATATCATTAAATAATATTGCAGTCTCAGGACCATATTTACCATTTTGTCTGATAGATTGTTCTAAATCAGCAATTTGTCTTTTCTTTTCTTCTAAATATACATCTTTGTTCTCTTGAGTTAATTTTTCAATTCTTCCATCTTCTCTCACTACATGATTATATTGATATGCTGTTAAAGCATCAATATCAAAATCTTGACCCATTTGAGCAACAAAACTTTTAGGAGTTATAACTAAATCTCCTGACTCTGGTGGAAGGAATCCTGCAATTTCAACTGCTGAGCCTAAACCATGAGAAGAAGTAGGGATTCTAAATACAAACTGTTCTAATAGTTTTTCATCCATCATTTCAGTCTTCAATTGATATGCTCCATCTACTAACTTAATGTAAGTACCCTCTCCAGTTTCTTCTATAAAGTCGTCAAAGATATCAACTAATCTTCCTCCTAATTTTATTCTTGAAGGCATAAGTACTTGAGCTTTAAGTAGTTTACCATCTTTTGTGGTTGTACTTTGTAGCTCTCCTCCTTTATAGTTTCCAATACGAATTACTTTACTCATATGTTGGTATCCTTCAATCCCCTCTTGGAGCTCCATGTTTCCTTCAGAAGCAGTAACAAACTTGTTACCTGGAATCTTTTGTCTGAAGATTTTATTATTGATTAATGCATTTAACATTGCTTCAAACTTATTACTGTTTCCTGAAGCCCATAGTGGCAATCTAAAGTTTTTATTTTTTCCTACTAACTCTAAAGCTTTAAGGTCCTGCTTGGCAAAACCTCTACTCTTAGCTTCAGCAATAAGTAGTTTCTGTAATAATTCTTTTGATTTTGCAAGATTTTTAGGAACCATATTTTTGTCCAAACCTAAAGATTCTAATAAATCTCCTCTTTTCATATTTACCATTCCTGAGAATGTTTGGAAAAATTTCTCTTTAAGTTCCTGTCCTGTAATAGGTTCTCCATCAAATTCAAACCCTTCCATAGTATCAATACCATCTCCAAATAAAAGTTTAAAGATTTGAGTACCCATAGATACATAATCATCTTGAGGTTTTCCAGCTTTACTTGGAACATCCTGCTGAATTTTAAAATGTTCTCTATCTAAGACCATATGATTTTCTGCTGTAATTACATCATCAAAGTTAGTTATAGTTTTATCAGCAGTAAAACCACCTACTTTAGCTCCTGAATGGTGTACAGCTCTCACTGTTTTTCCTGTTTCAAGCTCTATTCTTTCCATTTGTACTCTAAGTTTATCTAACTTAGTTCCAGCAGTCAGTTCAGGTATTAAAGGGAAAGATGAGGTTTTTATATAGACTATTCTATTCACATCTCCTTCTAACATACTACCTGTATAAACAGGCTTAATAGGTTGTAATAAAATCTCTAATTGTGTTTTACCATCAATTGCTTTATTTTTGCTGTTAATTATAGTGCTCAAAGACAACTCAGCAGGAATAGGTTTACCCACATTAGATTTAGTGTGGTAAAATTTATGCTGCATATCAATCTTTTCACGAATTTCATTAATTGTCTCTTGAGGTAAACGTCCTTGCTTTTCAAGGATATAAAGATGTTCTTTAACACTTGAGTATTCTTGAGCATCAGTAGATTCAATTACAATAAAATCTGAAACAGTATCAAACTGTGCTTTCAATATCTTGTCATATTTAGTGTCTCCTGATACAGAAACTTTAATCATTGCTCTGTAAGACATCTTTGTTTCAGGATTCATCTCATCAATCTCTTCAACAGGATAGTGCCAACCTATAATGTCTTCTAAATTAGAAGCTGACCCATATATGTCATCCATAAATAATTGAATATACTTGTTTCCTTTTGAGTTGGCTAAATTCTTTCCTGGTGCAATCATTGCTGCCATCCTTTTACCAAGGTTAATAGCACTTTGCATAGAAGCTTTAGTAGCCTCTTTTAAATTTTTGGAGGTACTGTCAGCTTTTGATTTATAGTATAATGCTGGGTCTCCTGCAACCATTTGCATATAATTCATTGAACTCAGTTTAGAATTCAAAATAAAATCAACTTCAGCTAAAAAGTTTTTTTCTTCAGGAGTTCCAACTTTTCTTCCTGCCAAATATTCTGCATCATTATTAGTTTTTCTTTTAGTTGAAACTTTTTCAGCTTCTGCAAAAGTATTTTTCTCTACTTCTTTAGTGGCATCAGTTTTAAACTGTTCTTTAATTTGTTCTAAACTGGCTCCAGCTTCAATAGCTTCTTTTATAGTTTGCCCTTTTTTGTTTGTAATAGTATTAAGGACAGGGAACACATTAAATCTAACAGCTCCCTCTGAATATCCTTTGATATCAGTCACTTGATTTGAATTAATGAAAGTGTGCATTCTTCTTAATTCAGGCATCACATAATCATTCCACATCAATTCATTCAAATTATCAGAAAATACGAAGTTCCCCTTTTCGTCTTTATCAAAAGCTTGTTCACTTCTGAAAAAATCATAGACAAAAGTTTTCAACATTACCATTCTACCTTTATCAGAATTGGTTAGAGTATTCATGTTTGATAATCTGATTTTAAAACCAGTTTTCTTGTCCATTTTTGCATCTCTACCTTTAGCTTGGAATGCAATTCTTAAAGCTAATTGATAATCTTCTTCACTTAATTCTTCTATACTTGCAAACATTGGAGAATCTTTATAGATATCTTTCAATGCCATAAGGTCCATCAAACCATGGTCAAAAGCTTCAACAAATTCAGGGTCTTCTTTAAGCATTCTCAACATATAAGAATCTTGAGCAAAGCTTGTTTTTCTTAATTTATCAACATAACTGTTTTTACTCAATACTGAGTTTTTAAGTTTTCTTATTTGTTGGTAAAAATATGTCATATTCTCTACTTCAGATAAAGTTTTACCACCTGACCTTCTTGTAGTACTGGCATATTTATTATTATTTTTAGCTTCCAGATATGCTAATTGCTCTAATAAAGAGTGCATATCACTGAAAGGATTTAATTTTGTGTTTGTGCTGAAACCTAAGTCTCCTTTTGCATCTTTGTTTTTTATAAGGTATTCATTCAAAATATTGAATACACCTGCAGAATGCTCAAATAAAGCCTTAAATGGTTGCTTAACTGCTACACCATCTTTTACAATCCTTAGTTCTCCTAACATAAGCTGTTCCATGGTCTTCTCTGATAAACGAATACCAAAGTTGTCTAACCAATATCTTAAAGTGTCAGAATCTTGTTTCTCAGGACTTTTACCCCAACTTAAGTATTCATTGTATAGCCTATTAACCTCTTCCAAGTTCAATTGACCCATATCATTTAATGCAGTTCTATTAAAGTTATCTTGCCAGTTTCTTTTAATGGCTCTCACTGCAGAATTTGAATTACTCTCATAAAATGTAGCATTCAAAGTATTATTGTTTTGAGTAAAACCTGAAAAATAAGCTGTAACTTTTTGAGCATGCATGTTATAAACAAAAGCATTTTGTATTTGTTCATCAGAAGCCTCTAATTTTTCAATTAAAGATTTCATCCAATAGTTACTATCAGAGTATTCTCTTAAGATATTCATCATATCTTTAAAGTCTGTTGTTGCTCCAATAGATTCAGATAGTGTTAATAAAACAGTATCATACATACTTTTAAATGGTGCAATTTTATTTCTACCTAAGAATCCTTTTTGCCCTGTTTCTACTTTAGCAAATATTCTTTTCAAAGCAGTCCCCAGTTTATCTACTGGTAATGCTTCATTACTTTTTTTAACATAATCTTTTTCAGACATTCCTTCTGTCTCCTCATAAACATCAACAACAAAACTGTCTCTTCTGCCTCTATCAGAAGCTTCAGCTAACAGCCTATCTCTATTCTCTCTTACTTTTTGAATTTGTGTGCTCAAAGTATTTAAAGAATTTAACACAGCATCCACAGTAGGATTACCTTTAAAATCAATTAAATCATTTTTAGAATTAGTAATAGCAGTATTTGCATGAGCTAAATCACTATTTAGGTTCATCATTATCTGCTTATAATCAGCGTTTTTATCTGCCAGTTCAGCAGCAAGACTACCAATAAGGTCTTCTTCTTGTTCTACTGTTAATCCTTCAGTAATTAATATTGAATCAGTAACATTTTGTGCTGAAGTCATTTCAGAAACAATAAGTTCATCACTTTCTTCAACAGTGTTTACCTGACCTCCAAGAGCTTCAATAGTAGCAATGGCTTTATTTAAAGCAGCCTCTCTTGCAACTTTTTGCTCTTCAGTTTTGGTTTCCACTTCAATATCCAAAACCTCAGCAATTTCATCCATATTGTTAACTTCTTCTACAATCTTCTCTGTTTTTTGTATAACAGTAGGAGCAGTAGTGTTTTCTTCTACAATTTCATTAACTGGTTTTACTTTTCTGATTGGCTTGATTCTAACTGCTTGTTGAATAGCAGGAGTATATACAGGATTATCACTTGTGCCTACATTGTAACCCATCATATTAGTCTTATGTGTGTCCTTTAAGTAGTCAATATAACTTTCTGCAATAACATTTACTTCAAATTGTCCATTATCTGTTTTAGCAATAGATACAATTTTACCTAAATGTGTGTCTCTACCAAATTTAGTATTCTCAACAAACTGTGAATCTTTAACAGCATGACCATTATCTTTGTCCCACCTGTTAGATAGACTAGCTATTGTAAGACCACTACTCACTTTTCCTCCCTTAGCATCTTTAATGTTAACAAGTCCTTCTATCAACTCATTTAGAGATGTAGATAAAGAAAGTCCTGTTTCTTTTTTAACTTTATCATGAATCTGTTGAGCTTGCTCTTTTGTCATTCTATAAGGATTATCCTTAGCAATGAAAGGAATGTTACCAGGTTTTTTAACACTAAAGGTATCATTCATTAAAATAGTATTAGCAGCAGCCAAAATTCTTACAGTCTCAATTACTGATTTAGGTACACCTGCACCATTTTCATCATTTTGTCTTTGAGTGAGACTAATCTCATATTTTTTAACTCCATTGACAGTAGCTACATGTTGAAGATATACAGCTTTATTAGCATTCTCTACAACAAACTTTTTAGATTTCCCATCAGCAGAAACTTTTTCTACTTTTCTTGAGAAACCAGAATCACTGTCTCCCCAATTGATTATATCATCAGTACTAATTTGAGTTTGACCATCTACAAAATGCAGACCATTAACTCCCATTATTGCTATCTGACTATCAGGAGCTACCTCAGATAAAGGTTTTGGAGGTATAGTGTTACCTTCTTCATCTTGTTTGAAGTATAACCTAACAAATGAAGTACCATCTGAAACTATTTCAAATTGTTCTACATTCCCTGCTAAGATTTCTTTTCTTAATGAAAGAGCACTTTGCTTTTTTCTTTCGATTTCAGCTAATTCAGTTCCAGAAAGGTTACTTACTTTAATGTTGTTTCTGTCAGCTTCAGACATTTCTCCTTCAGTTGAAGGGTTAAACCAGTCAGCCTCTGCTACCCAGCCTATTTTTTGTCCTTCACTATCTACATAAAACATAGGAACTTTTGCAATGTATTCATCAGTTTCAGAGAATTCTTCCATACTCATGTCTCCTCTATTCTCTTCAGCCCATTCTGCAAAAGATATTCTTTTAACTGTTCTTCCTTTATCATTTCTCACTGAAACCATAATACTTCCTATCTCTTCTGGGACAGGTTTAGGAACAGTGACAATATCTCCTTTATTATTTTTGTCAGGATGTACAAGATTATTAATATTTGTGCCTGCTTCTTCATTTCTTTTTGCAATAGGAGCAGTAGTTCTACGAATATATACCTCTCCTGTTTCAGGGTCAGTTACTTCTTCTTCTGTAAACTCAAGTGCAGCATTATTAATCTTGTAAATCTCGTCAAAGACATTATCTCTTTTTTGAGTAACAACAGGAATTCCATTAGCATCACGATTAACTACCTCTGTTTCAGTGGTTGTTAAACCTAAAGCTTTTTCTTCTGTTTCTAATTTTTTAGTTTGCTCTGGAGATATTTCTAGAACTTCATTGGTAGCCATCTCAATTTTTTCATTAAGTAGGTTTGCCATCTCAACTGCAGCTATATACTTTTCTTGAGCATTTACTTGACCTAAACCTGCATTGCTCCAAGCATTTGCAAATAAGGTTAAGTAGCTTTTGTAATCAGATATTGGTCCTCTACCAGCAACAGCTAATAAGAAATCTTCAAAAGTTACATCTCTACCTGTGGTTTTCTTAGCCTTTGCAACAAAATCTTTCATCTTGTTACCTATACTTACTAAAGGATTACCTTGATTTTTACCTCCTAAAGATTCAATCATCTCATCTTCATCCATGTCCATAAAAATGTCCATAGGTGGAGCTTCAGGTGCATCTTCAATCATACCTTCAATAGTTTCCATATCTTCTGATACTGCTTCTTTGAATTCCTCTGCTAACATTTCAACTTCTTGGTTTCTATCTGTTGAGACAGTGCCAAATGGAGTTGTAGTCACAGGAGGTGCAGCCTCTGGGATGCCAGTATCAGTGATTTCATTCCCCTCAACAGTCTCTGGACTGTCCTCAGGGCTAACCTCTTCTGTGGGTTCTTCTACTATTGGAGCAGCTTTTTCTTTAGCTTCTTGTTGAGCTATTTGTAGTATTTCTACTGCTTCCATTGTTTTAAGGACTTTCTTCTTACTCGAATTAGAAATAGACTTACCATAAGCTTCTTCTATTGCTGTCTCTAAGCTCATTTGTTCTACTCCTTCTTTTTTCTGTTGTTCTAAATGACGTTTTGCAAACACCATCATAGAAGCCTCATCCTTATATCTTTTTATTTTTGTAGGTGATTTTTCACCTTCTATCTTTTTATTTAAAACCCTAAGACCTTTTTCTGTATCTTCCATAAGACCATCCCACATAAGTCTTTGCCCTTCTTTCTGCTCATCACTTAGTAACTCAGAAGCATCAATAGCAGACAATTCTGCTCTAATACCTTCTTTATTCTTTTCTAAGTTTCTTTTATTATATTCTAAGTTCAAAATAAATTCAGCATTAGGTAGCCCTTCAACTTTTTTCATACTTTTTTGAACAGCTTTTGCTTCAGTAATAGCCTGTATAGTTGCAGCAATAGTAGCTGCCTCTTTTTGTGTAGGAATTGTAGTTGGTGCTTGTTGCTTAGCTAAAGATTTTTCTAAAGCAGAAATGAACTCTTTGCCTTTACCATGTTTCATTGCCATAAAAGCTGCATTAAAGATTCTATTTTCTCGAATCTTATTAGCTTGTACAGTTTCACCTCTTTCATCTAACTCCTTAATCTTGTTCTTATATTCTAGTTGGCTAAAGTTTCCACTTCCTGCAGCCATTAGTATTTCATCAAACTCTTCTTTTTCAAGACCTCCTTTTTGTAAGTCTTTCATTAACTCATTGAAATTCTTTTTAGTTTGTCTGTAATCTGCATCTAATTTCCTATTTATATAATTTTTACCTCTGATGGCAGTACCAACAGGGCTCATAATTATTTTTTGTAGTGGAGCTTGAGCTAAAACATTGAAATAGAAACTTCCATGAAGTAGTTCATCTTTTCTTGCTGCAGCTTCTTTGTCAGTTTCTCCCCAAACTGGGACTACCTGTACTGCAACTTCTTCTAATGCCTCTTCTAAGTTGCCACCAATAGTGACATTTCCTAATCTATTCCCAGAGAAGCTGTTCAAAGCTTCCATAGTTTTAGGGAAAGGCTTATTTATTTTATTTAGAATATTAGTAGGTCCTGCTGTGAAAGATTTTGTCTTTGAAACTAAATTTTTCCAAGTAGGTGTTTTTCTAAGTCCTTCAGTTAGTTTTCTAGTTACAAGGTTATTAGGAATACCTTTAAGAACATTAAGAGTTGCCACCTCTGAAGCAGATTCAACAAAGTTGCCTGTCCAAGATTTAGCCAGAGCACCTCCAACTGTTTGAGGCTCTTTCATCTCACTAAACATTTGTTTTAGGTATTTTAGATTACTTTTTGTTGCTTCTAGTTGGTCTTCAGGAACAAGTCCACTATTTAATGCATCTTCATATAAAGTTATATCTCTTTGAACAGATTCATATTGCATTCTATCTGTTTCTAGAACTTTATTACCATCTTCATCAAAGCCCATATGAACTGTTCCATAATAATTGTCAATAGTATTTGCTAAATTAGAAGTATGTAGTGTAGCTTGAGTTGCAATATCTCCTACTAAACCTACTGTTCTTCCAATAGACTCTTTTACAACTTGCTTACCACCTGCAGTGGCTAATTTACTTGCAAAGTTAGACCCAACAGCTCCTGTAACACCTTTGGCAATGCCTTTACCAACAACTTTACCAGCCATTCTACCAAAGACACCACCAGCTAAATAAGATACAGAATGTCCTGCACCATAAGTTAAATTATATAATGTACTTTGTTCTAAATCTAAACCACCCAATAAATCTATTCTTCCTAGATTCTCAACAGCTCTTTGTTCAGTAGGTGTTAGTTCTTCTCCATTCTCTAGTTTACCTATTAAATGGGCACGATACTTAACAGCATCATGAGCATCTCTTAACCCAAGTGTTCCCACATCAGTTAAAAATTCTTCACTGATTAAGTTATAAACATTTGCATCATCAACAAAAGAGTCTAAATAATTTATTTTAGATTGTAATTGTCGTCTAACATAATTATTAATATCTTGGTCTTCTCTACCAAATAGAGCACCAGCATTGGAATAATTTTCTTCATAGTCTTTATTGTAAAAATCTAATTCTTCTTTTAAGACATTACTTATTTTAGCAATCTCAGGTTTTAAAAGATTTTTTCTTTTTTCATTTAACCCAACATACTCTTTTTTAAGGTCTTTATCATCCATTCCAACACCATCAGGAGTCAATGCAGCAATACCACTATATATGCCATCCCACATCCAATCTCCTAACTTGCTAAAAATATTTCTATCTTTATCCTTTTTTTCAGATGTGACACCTTTTAGTATAGTGTCCACATCTTCATCTACGTTTTCAATTTCTTTTATTCTATTCTCAGTAGGTAATACTTCTTTTAAAATATCAAAATTAATACCTTTGTCTTGAAACATAGTATCTTTTTGAATTTCAGTGAAGATTGTGTTTGTACTTAATGGCTCACCTGTCTCTAAATTATTAACTAGGTCCTCTTGAATAGCTTCTGATTTCTTTTCAGCAATCAAATCATCTTTAAGCATATAGGCTCCAGGCTCATTATCTTCAGCCTTTTTGTCCATATATTCAGTAAACACCTCATCAGACACATCATCAAGGTCAGCAAAAATTAAAGGATTTGCTTCATATTGAGTAATCTTTTCTTTTTGTTGATTTTTGGCTTCTTCAGCAGCAGTTCTATCTGATAAAATAGTTTCTTCAGCTTCTTTAAGATAATTATAATCTTCTTCTGAATCAAGAGAATTGTAAGCTTTACCATTAACTTCTACGTTAGATAAAAACTGACCTTCAGGACTTAATATATTCCCATTCTCTACTATGTACCCAGCTAATTTGAGTTGTAAGATATCTTCTTCGTTCATAAATTTTTTATTTTATTGATGTGTAATCTCCCTCTTTAGTTCTGTTGATTCTAAATACCATAGGACCTTCAGAGGTTGTTACATGAATGTTGAGTTTTTGGTTCTCAGTTTTTCTTTGTAGTGGACTATTTGATTTGTATTTTTTGGTTGTTGAAAGACTCATTTTATTAATATCAAAGTCTTCTTGAACTCCAACAACTTCTGTGGCTTTTTCTGTACCTGCTTTTTTACCTGCTTCATACTCTCCATTAGGGTCATATTCAGATAAAGGAACATCTTCTCCATCTACTGTTCTAATTTTAATTAAGTTACCTGAGGAGCTTTTCCAAGCAGCAATTTTCTCTCCATTTGATACTACAAATAAAGGTTTTTCTACTGTCTTTTTAGTAGGTATTAAAGTCTCTGCTGTTTTTTCAAATTCAGCTTTAGTCATATTCTTGACTGTTCCATCAGGTAAAGTAACCTGTCCCACTAAAGTAGGAGGAATAAGACTATAAGTATCTTCTTTAAATGTTTTCTTTTCTTTACTGGTCATAACAGCAGCATCATATACTTCTTTTTTGTTCTCAGCAAAGTTAATCAGATTATTAATTTCTGAAGGTAAGTATCCATTTTCAATCATACTTTTAGTAGCATCTCGTCTTTGCTCTAAAGGTAATGCTAAAATGTCAAGAGTCTCTTTATACTCAGCCTCTACTGCTGCATTAAGAGCTTCTTCATCTGTCTGTACACCTGCAGTTGCAGCTTCAGTTTGAGGTGCATCCCCACTTACAGGAACTTCAGTAGTAAAATTACCTGAAGCCAATAATCTTTCTCTAATAGAGTTTTTAAAGTTTTTAGCTGAAGCATTATAGGCAGTAGCTTCCATATCAGTTTCAGTTTTATTTTCTTCAGGCACAGGAATCATATCTCTATCAATAGTAACTTGTCCTGTATCTTCTATTTCATCCATTTCTTTATTATATCTACCCCAAGCCATAGAAAGACTTTGTCTTTGAGCAGCAGTACCATCTTTGGATAAAATATTTTCTGCTGTATCTTTTTGTTCAAATTCTAAAGACTTAATAAAATCTTGTTTAAATGTTTCTCTTGATTCATAGAAAGTTCTATCTCTTTCTTCAGGTGTAATAACTCCTTGGTCAACTTGCCAATCTAGTCTTTGCAACAAAGCTTTCTCCCATTTACCTACACCAGTAGAATTTTCAAAGATATCGTCTAGTTTATCCTCCTCAATAAATTTTCTGTCTCCTGTATCAGTTGTAAAATACCAACCATCAGTTCTATTAGTTTTTGTTTTTATAGAGTTAGCTGTGATTACAGCTTTCTTATCTTTAATGAATTTCTCTTCATCTAACTTCTCATATATATGCATACCTTCTTGATAAACATTGTCTTCCTCAGCATCAGACCCTTTAAATAGGTGGTCCAATTGAGCAAGGGCAACAGCTTTTTGTTCTGCACCTATATCAGTTCTAGCCTCTATTTTCTTTCTTTCAGCTTCTCGTAAACTATAATTTCTGTCTGCAGCCTCTAAGAATCCAGTGCTAATTTCTTTTTCAAACTTTCTTTTAGCAGCATCAATTTGCCTCATATAAGCACTTCTATGCTGAGGGTTAGCTTGAATTTGCTGAGCTATTTTATCAGCCTCTGCTCTATATTCATTGAGAATAGCATTTCTTTTCTCTTTGTCTTTCTCAGTATATTTTTTATCTTCACCTAACACATCAAATTCATCAATGGTAGCATTATCTTGTTCTACTTGTAGGTCTTTAGTTTGTAAAGCTCTTGCAATTAGTTCATAAGGTGCTTTGTAAATAATATCATCTACAAAGGTAGGTTTAGCAGTTTCATAGTATCTTCCCATAATTAATCAGTTGTTTTTTCAGTTGTTGCACCAGGTAAAAGACTTTCAAGGTATGCTTCTACTGTCTTAAAACCTAATGATTGTGCATAAGCTAAACTTTCTTCTACACTCATTTCTCTATCTCCACTTTTAAGAAGGATATTACCATTACTATCAACTCTATAATTTTTTGAAGTTTGATTAAGTAAATTTTCAGAAACAGTATTTGCTTTATTTTGATTAAGCATTTTTCCTGCTTGTTGAATGCCTTGTCCTTTACTTGCAATATCTTTAGCTAATTGAGAGTAGTAATTATCTCTGTCTCGTCTATCAGCATCATCTCTAGTTTGCTCTCCTGTCATTACTTGTAAATCTTGCTCATTCTCTAAACCTGCTTGTCTTGTAAGCATGTTCATCATTTGTGTGGCAAACTTATCATAGATATCCCCTTTTGCTTTGTCAGCATTAAGTTGAGTAGCTGTGTCTAATGCTCTCATAACATTTACACCTCTTGCTGATTGTCTGTTTTGTAGAGTAGCTTTAGTTCTACTAGATTCAATATCTTGTAAAGCATTATCTTGTACACTTCCTATATAACTTTTTGCTGACTCCATTGTATCTAAAGCGTCCACACCAAAATCTTTAAAAGCATTTATATTAGGAGTATCTCCTGCTCTTTGTTCTTGTGTGTTTTTCATAGGTTCAAATGCTGAATACAATGTACCAGCCAAACCTACTAAATCTCCTCCTGTGAAATTCAGACTTCCTTTTTCTCCTGTTTCTGAATCACCAAAAAGTCCTTTAAAGAATGTACCAAAACTAGCTTCTTGAGGGGTTCCTGGGTTGACTTTAGCAGTTGTCATTCCATGTAATAGTTTTACCACATGTTGTAATCTTTTATCTTTTTCTTGTTCCATAGCGTTGTTTTCTTGTGTTCTTTTTAGAGTTTGATTAAGAACCACATCATGAGAATTTGACCCTTTTAATAGGTCTGTTAAAGTTTTTTCCTTCTTCATTCTGGCTAATCTTCTCTCAGCCATTGTTTTTCCACTCACTTTAATCCTCTTAGAAAAAATATCTGTTCCTTCTGGTAAATTTGTATTTATACCACCATCTTCATGTGAAGGACCTTCAAAATCAATTAGTCCACCATCAGGCAACTCTGCTACCTCATCTCCTTCAACTTCCACTGGCACTTCTCCTGCTGTTCCTCCAAAAGCTGCTCTACTAACCACTGCTCCTGGTATTTCCATCATACCTTTTGTGTTGTTTCCTCCAAATATATTTCCCATTCCTTCTCCTATTCCTTGTCCAACACCACCTAAGCCTCCTGCTTGAGACATTCCATATTGGATTGCCATATTCCCAAACAAGTCTAAACCTTTAGCCCACTGATTGTCAGCAGCTTCAGCTTTTGCTTTTGCCATCATGATATCATTTTCTACCATAGTTTCAGCAGGACTTTCAATATAATGTCTTACAACACCATTTTTTCCTGTTCCCAATTGATATTTCTTAACTTTTTTCTTTTTCATATTTATCTTAATTAATTAATTTAAAACTTTACCTTTGGGAATCTGTCTGAGAATCAATGGAATAGTTCAATATCAACTTGACATCGTCAAAAGTATCAAATATTAATCTAACTACCAAATATTTATCCCTTAAACTTTCTAATTCAGTCCAATCTTTATTTTCATCCAAAGATGAAACATTTAATATTTTATCTGTATAATATTCAGATTGGCGTGACATTATATCAGCATCCCATATAGGTTGGTCAATATCTACTCTTATATCTCTTAAGTCGTTTATAGACCAGTCTCTTTCATTTTTATCAATAATAATAGTGCCTGCAGAGATATCAATTACCTGGTCAAGAAGATAATTTTTATCGTCTAATGAAGGTCCATCTTTAACTTTTAACGTAACCTCTCCAGTACATTGACTTGAATTATAGAAAATAGCCTTATTAAAAGTGACATCTTTTTGGTCAAAATATTGCTTCATAGCAGAATTATATTTCCTTGCTTCAGTATATAAAAGAATATCATCTGTAATTTTTGTTTTGAGTTTATCTTCCATAGACACATACTCTACTGTAAAAGGATGTCTTTCTCCATAGAAATTTTGATAATGTCCTTTCTTATTATGCTTCCAAAATACATTTTGTTCTTCTGCAACTTTCTCTGTTGCCTTCTTACCAATTTTCCAACTCCAAAATTTATCTGCAATATGCATAAAGAAGTTTGGTATATAGGAGTGCCAAGAAGTCCAAGAACTTTTCTTTAAGTTGAAACTCATAGTCCACGAATTATCAGCTTTAGTTATGTCTCCTACAACTCCAGATACAAATTCTGTATTAAGAACAGGAACTTGAACCTCTACCACAGTTTCTGTAACTGTTGTAGTATTACTTCCTTCTAATAGAGCTGTGATGTCCTCTTGAAACTGTGCAGGAGTGATTATACTGCCTGCTGCTGAGACATATCTATCTTCCTGTACCAGCCAACCAAAATTTTCTAAACCATTGTTAGGATAAGGATTAGCCCCTTGTAAAGAAGCTTTTAAAGTTGCCCATTCTCCAGTATCAAAACCTAAATTCTCACTTAAAGCATTTACTTCAGCTAAAGTATAAGGAACTCCTTTTAATGCTGCTAATGAATGTAATACAAAGTTTCTTGAACTAGTTAAATCACTAGATGGAGTACCTGGTCCAAATACAACAGGATAATGAATACCTATAAAGGATAAGTACTTAGGGTATGTAATTTCTGTAAAATTATTATAGTCAGCAGTAAAAGTTGCTTCCACAGCAGGTAGAGGATTGTCAACTGGTCCTACTCCATGGTAAGGTCCATCACCCTGAGTTCCCTGAGCTTCATTACAAAATGAAACAACTAGCACATTCTTAGTACTAAGGTCTTGACCAAAGTATGTAGTGCTCTCCATAATGTCAGCATACTTAAGCCATTGCTCAGTAGCATCATCATATTCATATACATTACCAATCCAATCAGGATTACTAGCACCATAATTAGCTACCCAAGCATCAACAGTTGCATGTAACTGAGCTAACCCTGCTGCATCAAAAGAACCTGAAGTATCATAGAATACATGAATATCTACATCATTAGGTAAAGGTTCTTCTGCTGTTACTTCTCCTGTTATTGTTTCAGTTGTATAAGTAATTTTTTCAAATTTTAGTTGACAGTTTTCAAGACCTAAAAATGTCCATCCATTACCTTCATAAGTATCAATAGTTGCTTGATAGTCTGCTATCAAAATTGTATTACCATTGTTATCTACACATATCTCAGTGTCTCCTGTGATTGTATCAGCAAGAATTCTGTCTTGTTTTGTAAGAATATATCTTTCCTTTAAACTATCATAAACTGCTACATACCCTACTCCTGCTACATTAGAAGGATTACTATCATAAGGATAAGGTCTTCCAGTAGTCTCATAATAATCTGAAAGCAATTGAATTTTACCATTTTCAGAGAACCAGGAGTTGAGTCCCAGGTCACTAATAGGTTTCAACTCATTACCATCAAAAACATATACTTTCCCTTCATTTTCAGAAGGAAAGAATACACCATGTTTAGTTTTAATAGTTGCATCTTTATGCCTTGAACCACCTGATGCTTTATTATCATCTAATATTTTTCTTGGAGGAGTACTAAAATATTCTCCTGTACCAAGAAAGGATACAATATCTCCAGTAACTCTCTCTTGAAAGTTTTGAGGTTGGTGCCACAATCCTTCTTCAGTGTGTATGTATATATTATTTTTAATTCTGAACAAATCTGTAATTTGCCCTGTCTCTCCCTCTATGTCTCTATAATTATTAGGTAAAAACACTCTAAAATTATCAGTAAGTTCTTCTTGATAAGATTGTTGTGAGTAATTAATCCTATGAGGAAAATCTTCTTGGCACTCTGAACAACAGTCATATTCAAGAGGTAAGTGAAAAAACACTTTCTCTTTGTTAGTTCTTTTATAATCAGGGTTTATCTTATACCACTCTCCTAATGGGTGTCCTATATACTCTTTACTGTCTTCTCTTTCAGGATTGAATGTTATAAGTTTCTCCATTATATGAGAATCTAATTTTGTAAAAGGATAAATAGATACATCTCTTTGTTTATAGATATCAAAATGTTCATAGTGTCGTTCTAAGAAATCATTTCCAGATTCTATTTTACCTGGAGCAGCTAAGAATGTAGAAGGTCTTGAACTCATTCCATATCTTAAAGATATGTTAACCTGAGATTCAAACCACATGTCTGTTACACAGTCAGCAGCCCACTCTATCTCATCATCTTCAGGGGTATGACACTTATTGCTCCCACCTCTATCACAAGGTAAATCAATATACTCATAGTTTATCCAATCATCTAATAAAGTTTCTCTAAGTCCTTTATCATACTCATCATAATAAGCTCTTACCAAAGCATCTCTTCTGATACCTGATGAAACAAATGAGGATGAACCTCCTATAATTGCGATACCAGCTCCTATAACAAGAGCTCCAGACCCACCAAATATTAGTAAGATAGTCCCTATTACAAGTAAAATAGCTCCAATAATGTAATCCCAAACAGAAGTTCTTCCTGCTCTTTTAGCTACTCTATTGTCCCACCATACTGTATTCAAATATCTCAAAGCTGTAATATAAGTATCACCATTAAATAAAGTGGCTTCAGCACTAGCTGGGTCATATGTCTCACCATCAGCTAAATAAAATTCATGAAGGTTTTGACTAACCTTATAATAAGGAAGTGACCTAAATGTAGAATAAGAATCTGCAATTGGTCTTTCTAAATATACATAAGGGAGAGTGTTATCAATTACAGCACTAGTGTCTTCTTTTAATTGTAAAATACCCACTTTGTTGTCTCCTGCAATATTAAATACAGAAAAAGAATCATCTTCAATGTCTCGACTTTGTAAAGCATCTAAATAAAAAATATCTTCTACATCATCTTGTACTAAGTTGAAATCATCATATACTTTTTCAAATTCTGTTATATTATCTCTTGTGATGGCTTTTATTGACCAACCATCTTTATCTTTACCTCCACCACTTTTATGTACTGAAGAATCATAACTACTCCCATCAGTGATATCAAGATATCTCGATTTACTTTTTAGTCTGTCAATAACACTGAATCTACCTTCTTGTTTTAAGCTAGTGAACTCAGGATATTTCTTACCTTCAAAAAGAAATTCAGGTGAGATTAATCCAAATACCCTATCTGAGATTTTTCTATCAAGTGTCCCAAACTCAGGATATAGTAATCCATGAGCAATATATTTTTCGTTGATAGTAGAAGGAGTTAAAACAGCAGTGTCTAAAATAGTTTTTTCTTCTTCGGTTCTCTCATTTCTAACAATATAATAACCAATAATTTTCTCTCCATTTGTTACTGAAGTAGGTGGTAATTCAATGTTTGAAAATTTCAACCCATAAATTTGTGTTGAATATATTTTTGTTTCTGCTGTAAAGACAGCAGTTCCTGAAGCAGCTTGATAACTAAGAAGCCCATGTTCTGCATCTCCTGTTCCTGAACTTACTCCAATACTTGCACTTGTGCCATCATCTAAACTTTCTTCTATGTTAGTGATAGTAATTAAAGGTGTGGTATAATAGTCTGAGTATTCTGTAATATTAATAGCAGTAGTCAAACCTGACTCAATATAATCTGAAGGATTAATATTTACAATTAAATAGTCAGTTACACCATCAACATCAAAAGTGACTCTTGCTTGGAATGTTGGCATAGGTACTTGTTCTCCTACTACACTACATGTTCCAGCAGTCACCCCTGCCTCATCACAAATCCAGTTTGTAACTAAATTTCCAGTTATATTTAAAGAGACTTGGTAAAAAGTTGTGTCTCCACCAATAACAGTTTCTACATTTACAAAATCAATACCTAACTCACTTCTTTTTGGAAATCTGTGGTGTCTTACTTTTGAAAATTTTAGTGCATCTCCTATGGAATCTGTACCCCAATAGTCTGAATTTGAACAAGTATCATTATCACTGTACACACTGTTAAGACTCTCATTATCAGGAGACATAGGATATACATTTTCTCCAGGAGCAAAAACAAAATCTTGAGAGACATTGTTTAATCCTGAATCTAAAATAGTAGGGTTTTTTCCAGGAATATGATATACAGGAGTTTGTGTACCATCTCCAAATACATACACAACTCCTAAAGAGTATATTTCCCCTGGCTGATACCCTACACCATTAAATCTGGCTGTTGGGTATTTTGGATTATCTTCATCAACCATTTGATTTGTGAACACTTTTTTAGTGACCAAATCTGTATTTATTCGAGAAGCATATCTTTGCAGATTACAATAGTTTATTTGTTTTCCTTGAGTGTTACCTAAAATTAATATATTGTCTGCTTGTTCTATACTTCCTGCTGATTCAATTATACTGTTGAATTCAGCTATCTCTTCAAGAGTACCCTCTGTTTCAAAATTTGTTCCAGTGTATATAAAAATATTGTTTTGAGTTGGCAGTTTTTCAGTAAAATGGATTTCATTAATTTGACCACTACCATTGTTTGCTCCTATAAAAGCTAATCGATAATATAAAAAAGTTTCATCTAAATTATCCATCACTACTTTTATAGACTTATCTGTATCTCCAAAAGTTCTATAATCTTCTACATCTGCTCCTTCTGCAATATTAATCTCTCCTTCAATTTCTAAATATGCTTCTGTGGTATCATCCCCATAGCAAATAATTACCTCTGATGTGGCAATCCACTCAGTAGGATTGAGATTTTCATCTAAATATTGTACTGCAATATTGTAAGACCCTGGAGGAAGAGCACCACCTGAATTCTGTAAAATTACATCTTCAAATTTTGGTACTTTTCTATAACTTCTTTGAAGTTCAAATTTTGTTTTAAGCCAATCTCCAGCTCCATCTTTAAATTGTTGAGGTTTTTCAAATACATAATACATAGGTTTATTGTTCTTTCCATCTACCCAGTAAATTGTAGTTTCACATCCTCTTCTTAATCTGTATGTAGCATCTATCTGGTGGTTTATACTAAAACCTAAATCCCCATTTACATGTGTAGTATATGTACAAGCATTATCTAATATACCTATCTCATCAAGTAAACCATCAGCACTTTTTGAAAATATAGCAGTTCTATTATCACCAATATAAACTTTTCCAAGAGGAGTGTAACCTTGTGGCAAATAGGCACAGGGCTCATTACTTTCTTCATTAGATAAAAGAGAAATGTCCCCAAGGTCAGTTTCCATAACTGCATTGAGGGCATATCTATAAGTTCCTTTAGGTCTTTCTACGATAGCACTATCTAAATGTAGCCCTATACCAGTTTCTGTTATTTTCTTTGCCATTATACTCGATTAAAATTATTAAATTGTCTTGTTTGGCTTTTACCTAAGTTTCCAAAGTAACCATAATATCTCTTGTGATTTGGAATTAAGTAGTGTGTTTGCTCTAAAAGATTTTGATATTCATCTAAAGTCTTTGGCATTTTTTGTTGGTTCTTTGCTTGTCTTGCATACTTAAGCCATCTTTGTTCAGCTTTTTCTGCCTTACCTGCCCAACCTTCTCTGCCTGCCCATTCAAATAATTCAGCTAACTTCCACTTGATATAATAAGTGATTGCTGTTATATAAGAGATGTTCTCAGGTATTAAAGGATATCCAGTATCTTCATCTGCCACATTCTTTAAATAAGAAATAGCTACCTGACCTTCAATAAAATTAAATCTAAGCCTCTTACAAGTAGTACCCACAATGGTATATTCATCCTCACAGGTCAAATATAGAGATAAATCTTTTTCTTTACATACTAAATTGTTGAAAAAACTTCCTGTGGCAAGCCTGACAGGAGTATAATTTCTTTGGTATAGCTCTGAACTGGTCCAGATTGTATAGGACCAATCATCTAAAGTAATTTCTGGATTTACAGTATTACATGGGTCCTCGTCACAGGGAGTAGCAGTTTCCACCACTGTTTCTTCTGTTGTACAAGCACATGCTCCTTCACAGGCACAAGATTTTGTCCAACTATTATTTCTTGCTATCTGAGTAACCATATGTAAATTATCAGGTATCTCAGCGTGATAATCAGATACAGTAACAATAGCTACCCTCTCTTCAAGTACTTGAGGTACTTTTAAGAAATCTAAAGCTTCCCCAATCCATTCAATAACATCAGTTTCATTTGTTTCAGTACCTCTTAAGTCCCTGTGTAGTTTGGAAAATATCCTGTCAATAGTTACATAATTTAACATACTCATCTTTTTATATTTTTAGTCGAAATAATCTGCAAGCATTTTATCTTCTTTTATTTCAATAGGGTTATCTTCACTGTAAACTTTTTTACAGTAGTATAAATAATCTTGTTTACCACCTAAAGTATAGCTTATATCATAGTTTTTCTTAAGAATAAATCCATTCTCAATCTGTTCTACTGTAATATCAACTCTTTTCTTTGTTACCTTTGCTCCTTCTGGTAATGTACTATTGTCTTTTCCAATAATTGTTACCTCTTTGTTTTCTAGTCCATCCATTTTAAACTGTTTTATATAAAGTGCCCTCCATAATTTTTTTATGTACAGCTCTTTTGTTATCTCTAGTCAATCTTAATGAATATAGAGTTTTATTCTCTACTGCAACATTTTTCTTTGACCATAAAAACTTATACCTCACATTATCTGTATGTGGATTGGTATGGTAGAGAAGTTTCTTTTCTTTTTTAGCTTGTGGATTATTTAACCACAATTCTTTAGTTTTTACCCAATCAGGGGCTAAACCAACTACTTTTCCATCTTCATCAAATCTTATTTTTTGTTTTCTGCCTACAATTGATAAAGTACCCATTCTTGAAGGAAGGGTAACTTCTTTACCAGCTAATACTTTTTCTATCAAAAAAGAATTATACTGGGCAGCTAACAATAAATAGTCTTTAATATCTATTGGATTGTTTACTAAGGTTTTATATAATTTATAACTTTCTCTTAAATTTTTCATTATTTACTTTGTTCTTTTGGTGTGTCAGTACTATTATTGCTAGTGTCCTCTACATTAGGGACAAATCTATCAATAAGTTCTATCACTGCTATCTCTATTACTGTATCTACTGTTTCATTATCTAAAGGCAACTCTAAATCTAAAGGACTAAGACACTCAGGACAATTATCCTCAGGCTTATATCCTGTTTGCTCTTCATACTTACTTTCTGTAATAATAGTTGTATCTTTACAATCTGTTGTACCACAAATACTTGGATACTTAGCTGCTTCAAGTGGGTCATTAAATAGACCAGTCACTGCTATAACTTTAGGAGCTGTTTTAGTTGTAATATACAGATAATTATTTCTTATAAAAAAATCAGGTTTCTTTGCTGTGTATTTATTACCAACAGCATATTTTTTCTTCTCCCAATTGGTCTCAGAAAATATTATACTACCTTCAATAGATGTAACTGATTGTAAGACATGCCCATTCATATGCCCTACTAAAGGTGCTGGTAATGGGTATTTACTTCTAAGAATCTTACATCCAACTGGAGGCAAACAGGGGCACTCAGAAGGTAGAGCTGAAATCATCTCTACACAAGGTAAAGTTTGATATACCCATTGACTTATAGGTTGTCTCTTATTAATTTTTTGTGTTAAAATCTTAGCCCTTGTGGATAAGAGTTTATTGTAAACATGTCTTGAAGACAATCTACTATCATCAGACTGTACTCCTTTTGAGTATAGTGACTGAACCCTTTGTATGATTTCTCTTATTATCATAATTTATTTTTTTGTTTTCATAATTTATTGTGCAGTTAATAAAACCCCTTGAATTCCCCCAGAAAAATCTTTTCCAACAGCACTCGATAATGCTCTTAATCTCACATCTGAATTTGGTTTTATAATAACATAGGGTTCAAAAAAGTGTACACCAGAAAAATTTGTTGATGCAGCTATATCTACTAGATTAAAGAAAACACCCCCTGGTAATCTGACTTCAAAATGTACAGTCCCATAGGTAGCTGTTTTTTCAAGACAATCCCCATAAAATTTTGTGACTAACCAATAATCGTTATTAGATATGGTGGTGGCTGCTTTTTCTGAATTATTTAACCCTGCATTCACCATTATATGTACTTTTGAAGGTGTATTAGGAACACCACCTGCTGAAAATGTGTCAGTCTCGGTTACATAAATAGTCCCAAGTAAATCAGTAGCTGAAAGTCTGTTACGAATTCTAGATACTCTTGCAAGAGGTGTTGATAAAGCTACTGGTGTTTGACCTGTAAGAGTAACATTTTGAACTACAAATGTAAATAAACCACCACTTATTGTATGCCCTTCAAGCTCTACTGTCTGGGTATCTCCTGGATTGGTTGAAACCATTGTATTTATTAAATTAGAATTCACAAAGATTTCATTGTCTATTCCAGCAGGTAATGTCATTATAGTAGATTTTAAAGTGTTGACTAGACTATTTCTACCAAATTTAAGTAGGTCTTTATTCTTTGCCTCTACACTAACACGAACACCATCTTCTGCAAAGATAATCTCTTTAGCGTGTTCAATCCAATTGTTTGTATTTCTTATAAGTGTCATAATTTCTTATTTTATTTTAAACTATTCTGTAATCGTTTATTTGATATTTTCTTATTGTAAAAGATTCTCCCCCATATATAATTTGAGTGTCTAAACCTTCAAGTTTATCTAAAGCTACTGTGTTCACATTTAAAGGACCTTCTGTAACATTTTTAATAACTATTTGTCCATCAAAAGTTGTTGAATCTTCTAATACTATGTCAGAAGTAATAAACTCTACTTGGTGTTCTCTATAAAGGTCTGCTAAAGCTGTGTTAATTTCTATATTAGCTTCTACCCAATCAGCTCCACTGTATATATATAACCCTTTACCATAGTATGTTCCCCCTAGTGTCCCTGGAAGCCAACTAGTTCCCTGGGAATTCTTTACAAAAGCAAATTCATTTACAGAAGGAGTTGGCACAGCTAATAAAGCTGTGTAGTTATCTACTGTATATTGAATCAACTTTTTACTACCCTCTTCTATTCCTCCTGTGGCTACTTCTAATTGTTTGACTCTCCAAAATAAACGTGGGAGTTTCTCCACATAATATTCTAATTTCATACCTTATTTGATTTTAAATATTCTTTTAATTCATTTGTATAATCCTGAGCGTCAAACATTTCATATTCTCCATTAGGTTTTAACCAAATAATTTTTCTTCCTTCTACTGTATATCCTGTTTGTTCAAACAATATTTGGTAGAAAGAAAGTTGTAATTGATAGTGGTTTATAGGCATGTCTAATAAATCCTTAAAGATTTTTAACATCCTTTGCTCTTTAAAATTCTTAAAGAGGTCTTTATTAGTTTTGTAATCTCCTATAATATAATGCCCTGTCTTAGTGTTATATAGAAGAATATCCCCAGTACCTGCAAACATATAGTCTTTATGGTACATCTTTAGTTCCATTACAACAGGAACTATATGGTCAGGTAAATCATTCCAAAACTTAACTATTGCCTCTTCATAACCATTTGAAGGTTTTAATATTTTATTGAAAGGATACATCTCTCCAAAATAATGAGCTGCAGTTCCAATAGATAAGGACACCTCAGAGTTAAGTTTCCACATCATAGAGGTAGTCCCATTGGGAAGACTATCTCTATTATCAATACTTATAGCAATATCGTCAAAATCTGTTTTCTTGACAAATCTTTTAATAAGTTTGGAAACAGAATTTTTAATCCTGTTTCCATTTACACTATATATGTGGTTGGGTTCATTAAATTCTAAATCTTTAAAGAAACCAATGATTTTATTTTCATTCATCTGACAAAGATAATAAAAATTATTTAAAATCTATCCCTGTATTGGATTCATTTTCAATATCAAAGAATTCGTCCTCTTTATAAATCTTTTTAGAATTGTAAACATACACCTCAGATGATAGCCCAGGTTGTCCTGAACCAAAGTTTGTGTGCATCCATTTACTACTACCATATTGGGATAGTACTTTCTTATATCTAAAGTTTTTAGCGTACCCTTCTGCTGATTGATGTAAATCTCCACTTATGACACTAACATTGTATTTATCTAGTTCATTTACCCTAATATAATCAGAAAGAACAGTAGAGACCTTATCATTAATAACTAAAGGTAAACCATTCTTCATATCTTCATCATCTTTTCCATGACCAAAAACTATTGCATGACCTCCAAAGACAAAATGATTATAAGGCTGGTAGGAGACATAAGTTTTGATAAATGGGTATTTACACTCCAAATAAGTTTGAAGGTGTCTCATAGCTCCATATTCAAAGTCTCCACCATGATTTGAGTTACTTGTGGCAACAAAATAGATTTCTGCTGCATATTCTCCTTTTACAATTAAATCAAACAACTCTCTATGTAATTCTACATAAAAATCTTGTTGCTCTCTATTATTTAATTGTTGAGGTAGTGTGTGTGAGGATGTTCCTCTTAGTCCTCCTGTGGTCTTTTGATTATACCCATCTAAAGCATCACCAAAATCCATAATATATAAAGCTTCAAATTTTCCATGTAAAGCAACACTTTCCTCAATATTTTTAATAGTAGCATAAACTATTCTTTCTCTCATTACACTTCTATCATATTTGTTCTGATAAATGGAGTCTAATTTAGTAAGAGCTCCTATATGCTTATCTGAACCATATACAAAGTGTGCTTTATTGTTTGTGAAAAGGTTGGGTTCATATTTGTAAGGTGTAATTTCTTTTGTAAGAATTTCTTTTAAAGTTTGTAGATGCTCTTCAGAATAGAAATTCTCTTTCTTTTTCATTTTAATCCAAGGATTACCATTTGGATTAGTTGTTACTCTTTCAATTTCAAAGTTATCGTAATCTATATCTACCTCTTGTTTTACCTCTTGTTTGAATGTCTCAAACTGTAATTCATTATTTTTAAAGGTTTGTTTTACTAGACTTAACTTTTTTTCTTGTTTTATATAGGATTGCCACATTCTTTGAGCTTCCCTACTTATTGCTTTTTTCCTGTATTTACTGTCTTTTTGTGCTCTCTTTTTATTTGGAGCTGTAATTTCATATCTTTCAGCTATTGATAGCCAAGTTTCTCCTGTACCTAATTTTCCACCATTGTTAACAAGGTGGTTAATTATTTGTTTTTTTATCATATGTATTTTTTAGTGACCTTCAGGGTTTTCATTGTCTTCCCAGTACTTGACTTCTTTGTTTGTCTGTCCTGTTACTTTGGAAGTAATTTCCCTAAAATATGTGAAGATATCAGCAATAGAACCTATGGCTGATTTTCCTGAAACATCTTTTAAATTCTCATCAATACTCTTTACTTCAATCATAACAAATGCCCAAAGTAAAAATTTTGTTAAAGTAGCATCTAAATTAATTAATGGTACTGTAAATTCAATTTCACCTCCAAAGCCATAGATTTCTACTACAAAGACTACAATGGCTGCCATTATATATTGGTATGATTTTGCTATTGTTTGTCTTATTCCTCCTGATATAATTCCATATCTATAATCTGAAAATTTCAAAGAAGTTGTTCTTTCTTGTCTAAGCTGGCAAAAATAAGATACCAATGCAGTAAGTAAATCAATAGATATAACAAAAAAGAGTGCTATTAATGGGTATATCACAGTTTCTATTTGAGCTAAAAGTGGAGCTGGAAGTAGTATCCAAAGATTCTTCCAATTAAAATTTGATACTAAATTTAAAAGATAAAATGGTCTATGCATTTGAATTGTTTTCATTATAATACTCTTTTAAGTTCAAATAGAAAAATGAGGACATTATAATATATTATTTTGCAAATATACAAATTAATCCTTAAATAAAAAGGTTTTTGTCTTTTTTATTGTTTAGTGAGATACCCAAGCAGTTCCATTATAGAATACTGGACACACTACTGCACCACCTCCTGTTAGAGTTCCTAAATAAGTTGGAGCTGTTGCATCTGTAACATAAGCCATACTTCCTGTTGCAGGGGCTACTGGTAAAGTAGCTACTATATATTCTCCTACTGCTACTGTTGCACCAAAAACAGTTTGCCCATTTTTGTACATAACTAGAGCATCACTGAGACTTCCTGCACCTGTACCATTACCTATAACTATTAATCTATCTGCAGCATCCCAAAGAAAAAGTGAATTTGGTGTATAAGTTGTGTTATATTGACCAAAAACAAATTCATAACCTGAATGCCCTGTTAGATTGTTCCCAAATAAATAATTAGGTGTCCCATAATTGATATTATTACTTCCAAAAATGTGAGCCCCTTGTCTTGACATAATATTATTACTTCCAAATATAGCTCCATTGGATACATTGCTAGTTGCAGAATTATTATCTCCAAAAACAGCAAAGATACCTCCACTAAAACCATCAAAGTTATTATTGTCTCCAAATATTTGAAAATTTTTAATACCTCCTGAATGGTTATTTTGCCCATGAATAAATCTTTGAAAAGACTGTACTCCACTTACAGTAATGTTATATTTTCCAAATACTACATCTCTTAGACCAGTTACTCTGTTTTCCTGACCAAAGACAGCACCATCATCATTACTGTGGATGTTAGCATATCCAAATCCTACACTATTATATCCAGTTAACGCAGTACCAAAACCTATTAAATAATTATATTCTCCTGAAGGTCCATCCCAAGTTGCTGAAGGAACCCCTTCATAGTAAGGATTATCATATACTCCATCACCAGAAAATTCATGAGTTACATCATCTGGTGCTGGGTCTGCAAAAGAAATATATTTGTGTACTCCTCCTGGCAGTATTACAACTATTTGGTACCAATATTCTAATCCTTTAAAAGAAGAGTCAGTAAATTCTGTTCCATTACCTACAACATTAGAGCTGCCATTTTCTAAAGTAATTGTTCCAGGACCTGTACCATGCACTAAAGCAACACTTTCCAAACCAAAGTTATTTCCAATAGCAGATAATTCTAAGTCTCCTAGAGAAGGAGCACTTGCAACAGGAGCTGGAATATTCCCTAACTCTCTGTATATCTCTTGAAAATTTAATTGAGTTCTTATTAAGTTTTTGTCTTTTGTATTTTTTAAGTCTAGATTTATCATTTTTATTGTTTTATTGTTTAATTATAATACTTTCTGCAGCATTTAAGAGCTAAATTTAGCATCTTATTTTCTTATTTTTTTGTTGCCAAATATTCCCTCTGTATATATCACTGTATTTAAGCAATGCCCAGGGTCTAAAAAATCTAAAATTGCAACAAGTCCTTTTCCTACCTTAGTTAAAGTTATACCTATTTGGTTTTTACCTAAAACATAACTAATAGTCTCATACTTGCTGCCAAATTTATGTTTGCTATTCTTAGATAAGAATAACCAGTTTAAAGGTACTTGTAAGACTACACATCCAAACACATCAATACAATAAGCTCCTGCTGTAAATATGTCTCCTATTCTAGCTAAACCTTCAAAGAATCTTCTTTTGTAGATATTAGCAACTAATACACTAACGATTCCTAAAATAAAAGTTTCTTTCATTAGAAATAGAGATAGTGCAAGAAGCACTATCCCTATTATAAATTTTAATATCAGTTTACTTTTTTTCATTTTAAATATTAACTAAAATCTTGTATTGCATATAAAATTGTAAGTTTAATATCACTATTACCTACTGTTGCATTTGTAACAGTAGATAAAGCTATACCTTCATTAATTGATAACTCTCCTCCACTTGGTCCTGTTTTATCAATATCAAAAGCTTGAATAGCTCCAGCATTCCAATCTGCAATTACTCCTACATTTATTTCAATACCACTTGTTTCATATTTAAAATCAAGTTGTGTTGTAAAGTCGTAAGCAACTGTATTAAAGTTAAGATATCCAGTAATAGCTAGAATCTTTATAACTGTATTTGCTCCTCCTGCTGGTACTACTACAACTGGTGTAGTTTGTAAATTCAATAGTTGGGCAGGAGTTAAAGTTACTTTCACTTCTTTTACACTTGATACTGGAGAAGAAGGGTTAGCTGTCAACCACTCTTCTGTGATTATTGTTCCTTCTCCTATAAAGCTCATTCCCCAAGTTGTTACTGCTGGGACATTTGAGACATCAAATGACATCTTTTTTGTTGGTGTTGCTCCATCTACTAGTCTAAAAGTAGTTGTTGAGATTTCATCAGAAAGAGTTGGCAGATTACTTAAATCATTATAGTCACCTGATGTAGCAACTGTTGCTAAACTTGGTAAATTACTTAAGTCGTTGTAATCTCCTGATGTAGCCACAGTAGCTAAAGAAGGTAAATTACTTAAATCATTGTAATCCCCTGATGTTGCTACTGTTACTAGTGCAGGAAGATTAAGTAAATCATTGTAATCATTACTTGTTGCTACTGCCCCTAAAACTGAAGCTTCTACATAGGTAGAAGTACCATCAGCACCATCATTCTCTATTCCTGAAGTTTTTGAAGGTATAGTAGGTTCTGTGGGTATTCCTCCAGTAGTTGATGTTTGTAATATTACATCATCAATATACCATCCAGTAGTACCTCCAATATCTTTGTAAGGTTTGATTTCAATTACTGATACAGCAGGAATATAAATATCCACATCTGCAATAGGCAAAATAATTTGTTGCCAACCAGTATCTAAAGCATCAAAACCATATTGATTATGTCTAATCTCAGCTACACTTATAGGGACTCTTTGAGTTTCAGCAGCACCACTACCAAAATAAACAAATATTTTACCTTTTACTTGATAGTTCTCTTTTAACTTTACCCAAAAAGATAAAGTATTCATTTCGGCTGAATTTACTGCTGATGGTGAACTAAAATAAGCAGTTTCATGAAGTGTGTTCAAACCTTCAACTGATTTAGTTCCTGAATAGGATATGGCTGGATTAATTGTTACTTCTGGTGCATCTGCTGTGAAATTCCATTCTGTTGGGTCTCCTAAATCTTCATCAAATATTTGAACATTCCCATATCCTGTTGGGTCTGTGGCACCTGCAGAAACAAAGATAAATTTGATAGGGAATTGTGTTTCGTGGTCATAATTAGGCTCAGCAGGTGTTGCACCTGTAATTTCTCCTGTAATAATTTGCACTGTACCATTTATATTAGCTACTGCTAAATCGATTCTATCAAAAGTTGCATTAGCAGCAGCAAGACTTAAAGTTTGTGCTACTGCACTATACCATACATTTTCAACTTTAAAGCTGTTTGCAAAGACATAAAAGTCTAAACCTCCACGCCATTCAGCTCCTGCATCTACACTATTAGTACTTATATTATATAATTCTGTGAAGTTGTCTTCTGCTTTACTAAAAGCATCTCTTACGAAATCTCCATTCTGTCCATTAGGTGTCCCTATGTTGATGTTTTGTTGTGCCATTATATTTGTATTTGTAGTTGGCTAATCTTGTAATTAACAGTATCAATGGTGATAGTAGCATTACTTGCTTTGAAGTCAAATGCACTAACAAATTGTGTATGGTAATTACATATGCTTGGGCATTTATACCTCAAACTTTTCATTAAACCTTCTATTGTTCTAATTTTTGTTGAATACTCAAGATTTCCTGCATTATATTGTGTTTGTGAATACTCTAGTGCTTTTTTAAGAGTATTAAACAGTACAATAGTGTCTGTGCTTATAGTATCACCTAAAATAAGCCTCATATCTAAAGCTTTTTTTACACTTCCTACTAATATGTTTGTATTGTTTAAATCACTCATTATACTAAAGTTATAATATTATCCACTGTTTTGTATCCAAAACCTGTTCCAGTTAAATCTTCTCCTAAGTCTGGGCACACAGCACAAACTTCACATAGGTCATTTAATGTATCTATAATTTGAATGGCTTCTTCATACAATCCAAAATTCATTGTATCATATAAAGTATCTAAGACTGTACTAATAAATAGAACTTCTTTTTTCTCTCCACATTCATCATTACTTATCTCACAGTTTTTTATTGTAATACTAAGTACCTTATCTAGCATACACTCATGGTAAGGTAAAAAGTTGGTGACAATTCCTATAACAGAACTTTCCTCTGATACAGCTTCATCAGAATAAACTTCAAAAGCAAAGAAACCTGCAAAACTTTCAACTCCCATATCTGCTGCAGTTATTGAAAAATCTTCATTTTCATCTACACCAGATAACAATGCAGTTAAATCTATAACATTGTTATAATCTAAATAGGTATCTCCTGTCCAACCTATAACTTTAAGAACTTTATTTCCTACATCAGCAGATAAAGAACAAGTAATAGTTGTGAAAGTAGAATCTATGCTTAATATATTTATTACCATCTTAGTTTAGTTTATTTAAGTTTAATTTAGCTTGTTTAACTTGATAGTCAGGTAATTGTAAGTCTCCTGCAGCAATAAGGACAGCTAAGTCCACAATCTCTCTATGGGTGTGTGCAGGCAATATACAGTCCTGAGTCCCAGTTAATAATTCCCCTGAGGGTAAATTATATCCTCCTCCACCTCTCCAGCTTTCAGCATTATGGATATAAGGTAATGTTTTTATATATGAAATACAAGCTCTTTTGTTAGTAAATGTACCATCATCATGTAACTTTATTCCATCTTTAGTGAAAATAGCATTTACAACTCTCCATTCAAATGAAGAACAATCAAATGGGCTGTTTTCAAAATCATCATCATGTTGTCTAATCGTAATAGTGGCTGGAAATTCAACACACTCTCCTTTATTCATATAACTTGTTCCTGAAAGAAAGTGCCAGTAATCCCCTGGTAAAGCAAGCACATTATTAACAACAGTAAGACAGTAGCTATCATTAACTACTGTCCTAATGTCATCTATACTTCTTTGTGAGGTCTCAAAACCCAAACTATTTTTAAGTCTGGGCTTTGCTACCATTTTAACAAAAAGTTCTTGTGCCTCATTAAGTTTCCAATCAATCTCAGGTATTTTAAGGTTCCGAGTTTGTTGGCTGTCGATTTTATTTAACTTCGATTTGAAGTCATAATGCATATCTTTTATAGTCACAAGGTTCTAATTTAAAGGGTTATACGTTAAGTAAAGCCTCTAATGCTGCATAAACTCCAGCATCATCTGTTGCTAACATCACTGCAAAAGAACGCTTATCTCCATCATTTTTATTAACCTTGTCTGTGGCAAACTCAAAGTTTACTACATTATAGCTAACGCCATTAACGAATTGATAAACTAAATCTCCACTTGCAATACCATCACTCAATTGAGGATAGTTATTCAAGTTAGTGTAAAGTGACATGCAATCAAATTCAGTTGCTCTCAAGTCTGCTCCTGCACCCAATTCATAAACCACATCTTGTGTTTCAGTGAACTCAATAGAAGGACCTGCATTACCATTGATTTTAACAGCAGGTGTCAATTTCACTCCTCTTGGGAAGATATAATTAACATCAAGGTCTTTATAATCTCTGGTTGTAGCTGGTTTCCCTTCTATAACAAGAATCAACATTCCTGTATCTGTTGCAGGAGTAGCATCTGTATTCAAGATAGCTGTACCTGTAATAAATGCATCTACATTTGAAATGTATCCTGTTAAGCTGGCTACGTCAATCCATGCAGTTGTTGCAATGTCATAGACTTGCATTGCTGCATCAGCAGTGTTCAACACAAGTTCACCTCCTGTTGGAGCTGGAATTGCTGCATCTCTGGCTGCATCATCAGCATAGGTAGTTAAACCTGTTACATCATAACGTAATTTTGCTAAGTAAAAAGGTGAATTTGCATTGTTAACTTGGTTAAACAACTCACGACTAATATTGTGATTGTCATAAGTTGGATTTCCAGTACAGTCACAAGCTGCTGTCAACTCTGATGGAGAACTGGCTACATGTGTATCCATATTCACCCAAGAAAGTCCACGCTCACGCATAAGTGACTCTTCATCCAAATTAATTCTGATTGTAGCTGTACTAATGCAGTCACACTCAGTTGAGGCAACAGTGCCTTCCCAAATGTTAACCACAGGTGCAGTATAATCTTGTGATACTGCTCTACTAACTGACGCTTTGTCAATAATGTCCATAGAGTAATAAACTTCTCCATTCAATTTAGATACAAATCTAAATCGGTCTGGTAAGCCAGCCCAAACTGTTGCTGCTGGTAAACTCGTATCAGAGCCTTCAGCATATACACCAAATTCTCCATCTGCCAAAAGGTCAAGTGTTTTAGAATCTGCTATTGCATCAACTCGAAAGAGCTGCTTATTCTGTGCTAATGTATGTTTCATAATTATTGTATTTTAGATTTTATATTTAATAAAACCTCTTGATTATCTGAAGATGATAGTGTCTCTCTAACATCATCCTCACTGAAACCTAAATTGGTTTCAAAGTAGAAAATTCCTTTTTTAGTACGTTTAAGTACATTTTTCTGAATAGCTGATTTTATGTCAGCAGTCAGTGATATTTGCTCAGAATCCTGTTTAAGTAACTCTTGAAGTTCCAAAGATAACTCTTTTTTATTAAATATATCCTCAAATCTTACAGTTAAATAATCTTCATCCTTATTATCAGTGTTCTCATTCAGTAAAATTAAAATAAGTTGCCTTTTTCTCGCTAAAGAAAGATTTGAAACTTCTTTTATTAAAGAGTTACGACTCTCTAACTTAGATGCCTTAATCTTATTAGCTGCACTTTCATTAAAAATATAATGAGTTGCTTCTGGCTTGCTTCCAGTATTCATCTCTTCTTCACTTTTATAAATATAATTGTTTACCAATAAATACTTATATTTCACGAAGTCAATTTGATTTTTGCCTGGATACAGAAAGATTGGACTATTGCTTAATTCTACCTTTACGATTTGACTTTCCCAGAATGGGTGACTTACACCTCGCCTATAAGTTGAATCTAAATCATATGGAAAACCATCTGAGTGTAATTTTTCAACTTCCTCTTGAGTAAGCCCTGTTGCATATTTAAGTGTAACAGGGTTTACAAAAGGGGCTAATATGTGAGCCTGAGAAAAGTATTCCAAGTTTTCGGAAAAACTTTTTATACCATCTCTTCCTGGTATTGGTCTGATTTCTATTTTTAAATCTTTATCTACCATTGCTCTATCTTATTTTATTCGTTAACAGTTTTCACTAATTCACCAGTTACAGTTGAATCTGTGATTTCTATTCCAATACTATCTGAGATATGTACTTCATAGTAATCACCTGAATGTGTTGCTCTGTCTCCAGTGCTAACTCCACCTGGTCCAACTCGACCTAAAGTTCGTGTGCTACCATAAACTTTATTCTTACGAACAAGTTTGATGTTGTCTTTAGATAAGCTATCACCATTTCCACCAGTTACATCAAGGATTGTAACCCTTTGTGACTGTAAAGGCACACCTGTAAGTGGGTCAATATCTCGGTGAATAGACTTATCATCATTCATAGCATTGTGAACTAACTTAAATGCTCCACCATTAGGTAGGTCATAAGTTACAAACTGATATCCAGTACGCAATGAGTTGTTATGAACTCCTTGAGCACCTTTAATGAATGTAGAACTTTCTCGGATAATAGCTTTACTACCTGTCCAAGTATCAAGAGCTTTAGAGAAATCTTTCATTCCATAATGTCCAGATAATCCTACTACCTCTCCTAAATCTCCTGGATTTATTCGAGAGTACACAATTCTATCAAAAAATGCTTCAATTAGTTCAGCAGACATTGTAGTAAATCGTTCTACATTTCCACCAAAACTAATTTGCTGTTCCATACCAGCACCAGGGTTGATTGGATATCCTGAATCAGGGTCAATCAAAGGTTGGTCACCAAGACGAGAATAAAGAGCATATGTTGCCATCTCTTTGTTCATTGCCATGTAGTAATCAGCCTCTTGCTTATCCATCCATGATTTACGAACTTTTCCATCATCATCTTGGAAAGCAATTTCAACTACTGCTTGAGCAGCAAAATCAGTCACTTTATACTCCTTACGAAGTTTAACAAGTGAGTTCTTGTACTCAACATTAGTGTAATTCTCAGTGTGTGAACCACTTTCAGCAGCTTCACCACGCATATTAAACATACGAGTCCACTTGGTTCCTGGCTTTAAATATTTAGGGTTCAAGAAATGCTCTGCACCTTCAGTATAAACTTGAAGAGTATATATAAATCCTCTTGTTCCCTCTGCTTTTTTGTCCTTAACTACACATACTTGTGATTTGTCAGAAGAACCTGGTCCAATTGATTCACCAATTGTAAATAAGTCAACATCTACTAAAATAGTGATATTTTGACGATACTTACCTGGGGTTGAGCCAACAGTTCTGTTTTCAAGGATAGTCATAGGACGATACCCTTTTACTTTCATTTTCCATGACCAGTTTAGGTCATCGATGTACTTAGTTTTCCCTAAACCAAAGATACCTTCTAAAACATTTCCATTGGAAAGGTTAAGACTGTTAGTTTTTGAAGCAAAGATTGCTCTTGTTGGAGCTTCAAATACTGTTGGTTTAATTGCTAATTGGTTACTCCAATGGTTCAAGTCTGTCATTTTTGTAGAATTGAACTTTGCTTGTCGCACCTGCAATTTGTTAATTTGTGTTGCCATAAATTATTGTTTTTGTTTAATTAAAATAATCAGCTAAAGGTCTGTTCTGTCTTTTAGACACACCCCCTGATTGTGATATAACACTCTTTTTACTTCGCCTAACATTATCTCTAACCTTCTTTACTACCTTTGTTTCTGTATCTAATTTGATTTCCTCAAAATTTAGTTCCCCATCTTCTGTGGCTGATTTCAATAGTTTAGCCATTTGGACTGAACCAGTAGGACTGTTTAAAACTCTCATTAAGTCTTTTTGCATTTTGGTAATCTGATTACCATTCTGCATCTTGACTATTCTATCAGACATATAGTCTGGTAGTTGTCTTTTATCAGAAGGAGAAATAGAGAATCCATTTATCTCTTCTGTCTCTTTAAGAAAAGTTGACACTTTGCCTTTAAGGGCTCGTCTATCTTCTTTATCTTGAAGTTTCTTTTGTTCTTGTGATTTGAGGATAGCTTTTTCTTCCTCTTGTCTTTTCTTTACAAACTTATTAAAGTGTGTTTCAGAATGTTTTTTCATTCTACCTGAATCTTTAAGGAATTCAATTTGAGCATTGATATATTCATCATCATACCCTTCTCCTTTTAATCCATGGCGAATTGCTAATTCTTGATTGGCTTCATCTTCTAAATCAAGATTTGTACTTAGTCCTCTCTCATTATTTAAGGACACAGCATTTAAAAATTCATTGATGTCACCTCCATTAAGTGCAAATTTGTTAATCTCCTTAACAACATCTGGTAAACCATCAAATAAAGTTTCAAGTCTTTGCTCAAAAATTTCTCCTTCAATAGTGTCTTCCAATATTTCAGCAGCTCTTTCTTCTGTCAAAATTTCATTTTCTTCTAACTCATACTGAATTAGACCTTTTTCTTTCAGTAGGTTTAGGGCTTCAATAGAAGGACCTTCCTCTGTTTCAGTTCCAGAACCTGATGAAGATTCATCAGCTCCATTTTCTTTAGGTTTCCGAGAATCTTCAAATTCATCTTCTTCCTCTTCTTCATTTTCAGCAGCATCAAACAAACTTTCTTCTTGCTCTTGCTCCTCTTCCCCTTCCTTACTAAAATCTTCAGGTTTAGGAGGGTTTTGTGTTTTATCTTCTTCAGGTGTTTCATCTCCATCATTGACAGCAAAAAAGTCTATGTCTGTCATTTCGGAGTCATCAAAACCATCAAAAGTGTTATTATCTTCGTTAATCATTGTGCAAATATAAAATAAATATTAATAATAATTCACATAAAAGTGAAAAATTTTCAATTAGTGTGTAATAGCTATTTTTTATTTAGAGGTCTTTTTAAGTTTTTTGTTCTCTAAAGCCATCTTATCTTCATGCTCTTTTTTTAGTTGATTTAGTTTCTCTCTGTCTAATTGATTCTTACCACGCTTAATCTCAGCATCTACGCCATTTCTTGCTATTTCAAGATAGTCATTTACACCATCATTATCAGCATCAGCATCAGGATTAAAAGACATTCCTGTAAGAGCTGATTGAGCAATAACAGTTTTACGTCTTTCTTTTTCCTTAAGAACAATAAGTTCTTTCTCATTCTCATGTTCTTTTTCTAAACCTTTTTGTTTTATCAATTCAAGTTCTTTAGCTTGTTTACCTCTATTAGCTTCAATGGCTGCATCTTCAGCTTTTCTGTCCTTCTCAGCTACTTTAAGAGTCTCTTCAGCTTCAATGATACCTTCTTGTCTAATTACAGATAAGATGTCAGAGAGTTCAGCTTTTTGATTCTGCATGGCTGCATGAGCAAGTTGTCTGATTGTTTGCATAGCCTCTTCTGCTTTTGTTGAATTAGCTACAAATAAACCTATGGTAGAATTATCAAGTAGATTGACATCCAGTTCTAACATTTTAATAGACATATCATCTAAAGGGTATGAAAGCTTTACAGCCTTTTTACCTGAGTATGCAATTTTAGCTGTCTCAATTAGAGCAGTAAGAACATTCTTTTTAAATGAGTTATGAATATCAAAATAAGGTTCAAGTATGTTTGAAGTTTGTATTAAGTTTTGTCTGTTATTACCCACAGAATCACCAGGTCCAGCCTGACCTTCAACAGCTTCTGTAATCCCTAAGGATGCTCCAGCTTGTCTTTTCAGGTATTCAGCAAATTCGATATACTTTCCAATATCTGAGGCTAAAGATAAATCAATAGTTTTAGCCATCGTATTAACATCAGAATATCCTGTGCCTTCTTCATTTGGGTCAAACCACATAAAAGGAGAACTTTCAAAAAAGTACTGCCATTTATCTATATCAATTCCTGCACTGTCTGGGATAGCATTAATGTTCATCATTACTTTCTTCCCTTTATCAGAGGCTAAAAGTAATTCTAATCGATACATAAGTATATTATAGTAGTACTGATACACTTTTAATCTGTCCATAGGAGCAGTAGGAACTGAATTCATATCATCAACATATACTCCAATATAAGGAAATTTACATTGACGAAGATTGTCTATATCTTTAAATTGTCCTGGTATTGGTCTCATATTCACATAGATAGGGTCTTCAACCACTATTTTCCATGTTTCATAAGCCTCAGGTAACCAATCATATTCAATACTTACATCTCCAGCAGCAGGATTCAATCTATATTTCTCATCTACTATCATCATCTGCTCTTTACCATTTTTATCTTTGTAGGTAAGGAAAGCAAGTTTTCTTAAAGACTTCCATAAAGTGTGTACTACCCTAACATTAGAGTAGTCTTTATACTCTCCATCCATTTCATCATTTCTGTCTGCTATATCAAATAAGTCTTCTGCAGAGTTGTCACTAATATAAGAAGCATAAATTCTATCCATCTCAGCATCTGTGAGTTCATCTCCAAAGTACTGTATAATTTCAGAAGGGGTCATTCTATATTCAACAGAAACAGATTCTCCATCTTCTATAAAAGGAGATATGGTAGCTCTTTTAGCATTGACATCTAAAGAGTTGATGTTCCACACTTGAGGTTCATCATTTAAAATACCAACATACATTATCTCTTTGGCTGATAAGCTAAGATGCTTAAATGCCTCATTAAATTTTCTTCGTATATCAGTCTTATATATAAGGTACTCAAGTAGCTGGTGGCTCATCACCTCAGCAGGGTCTTGATGTTCCCTCTCCATATATTTTTTAGTTTCCTCAGGTGTCTGTGCATCCAAGGCATCTTTTATTTGTTGTTGTATTTGAATTTTTTCTTCTTCACTAAGCTCTTTCCCTTTATTAGCCTGGGCTGCTTCCATCTCAAGTTTTTGTTTGATTGGTCCAAGCATCTCAGCAATAACAAAGTCTCTAATTTTACCAAATTCAACTTGTTCTTTTCTTGTAGTGGCTTCAGGGTTTGTAGCAATAGTTCTCCAAGAGAAAGGTCTCTTCATCTCCATTCCAAGTAAAGCTTTTATTTTACCAGAGGAAATATCTCGGTTAACCATGGTAGCAGGCAATTCACCTGATTCAGCACCAAAGGGCTTACACACATATTCAAAATCTTTAAGGTCTAAACGATTATTGAAAAGGTGATAGTTCACCTGCATTCTCTTATAGTCAGATACCTGTCCATAAGATTCTCTTAAACTGTTGTGGTCAGCATCTAGTTCATCTGCCTTCTCTTTATACCACTGTTTTTTATTGGCATTCTTTTGTTGAGTGCTTAGCCTTTCATTCTTTTTAATCTTATCCATATTATTATTTTTGCAAAGTTAGTTCTTTTTATACATATTTTGTATGTTTTCTAAAAGTTTTTTTGCAGTATTGTTTTCTTTACCACTTCCATATGATTTATCAAGTACCTCTTCTTGTACTTGAAACATACACATAAACAAACTTGACACTGCATCAAAGTTTCCAGTTCTATTATAAGCTATCAGTTCTTCTAATAGTCTAATAGAATATATTTTATCTATAACTGTAATGGCATTTCCATTTTCGTCATAATCATAAACAGTTAATAACCATTCTTTAACATACCTTTCACCAGCATCTTTAAGTTGGTTATTCATGTGACACCCAAAAATCCTAGCTACTTTGGAATTTTTAATATTCTTACTAATAACTCTATCAGGTTGAGCTGCCAACAAATATAGTCTTTTTATTCTTTGAAAATAAGTTTTTACACCAGTAACTTCATTTTCATACATAATTTTTGTTCCATATAGGTCAGCAAACATCTCTGCAATTCTATCTATATCAGTTGGTGTTTCTAATCTACCTATATATTCTGCCACTATAATGTCATAGTGTTCAGTGCCTCTATGCTTACTCTTATAAACTGTAATAGAAGCTAAAGATGTCCCTGAATCTTGTCTAACAGGGTCATAACCAATTTTATATAATCCTGGTGGTGGTTCTGCAATAGGTTGTTCATAAATAACAGGACATCCTCTTTTGTCAGTGGGAACATTATAATAACTTGTGATTGGGTTTGCTGTACCATCTAAGATTGGTTCTGCCACAACTTTACCATCTTTGTAATACATATTAACAGGAGTACCTTTACTTTGTTGCCACCCTTTACCTTTAACTTTCTGCAGTTGCCTTTTTAATTCAAGTATTGGAAAGTTATTAACAGATACAGCAGCAAATGCTTCCCCTGGTCCAAGAGGTTTTTCTTGCATTCTCTTTTGAATCTCTGTTGAGGTGGCTCCATGGTCAATTAGTTTCTGCCTTGTTAATAACTCTAATTTTTTAGCTCCTTCTTTATCTGAATTTCCATTTTCATCATAAAAGCCTTCCATATTCCAATTGATAGGGTGGAAAAATCCAACAGTTAAATCTAAACTATCTTCATCCCAAACATTTACAAATGGAAGTAAATCAAAAGCTTGAGGTCTTCCAAACATATCAGCATAATCTGCTGTTCCACCTGACATATCTCCAGAAGTACCAAATATTGTAATCATTCCTGTTTTGATTGCCCCTGCCATTACACAATCTTCAGTTGCCTTGTATGAATCTTTTAATAGACCAGGTGTACCAAAGGCTCCAGATTCTTCAAAGAAAACTTCTTCAGCATCTTTACCCCTGGCAGCATCAGCATTATCTTTAAATGTTAAAGCTAAAATCTCAGATTTAAAACCTTTCTCTAACTTAATTCCATTTTTATATTGTATGTATGAAGCTCTAATGAGTCCTGAACCTAACCTATCAATAACATCAGAAGGCATTGCCCATCCTGTGTTTTCATTAATAAAGTTTATGTTCTTATAAGCCATACCAAAAATACCATTTGGATAGAGGTATTTCTTATCGTGAGCTCCAAAAATTGTTAGCTTATTAGGTTTTGTAAAATAGTTGTTTGAACCAATAGCAGCAGCTTTTAAGGAATACCCTTTCCTCCTACTCTTACCTACAATAAGATTCCATCCTCCATATAAGTAGTCTGGCTCAATAGTTACATACAGGTTTAAGCTCTCAAACAATTCTTTTGCTTTAAGAGCTTTTTCTTTAGTTGGTAGTTTTAATGTTGCTTCTTTTTCTTCCCCTTTTAATAGAGTATCGATTATACCATATCTAGCTATCTTTCTTACCCAAAAGTAATTATAATCTCCATCCCAGAAGTCAGGAAAACCCTCTACCTTACTTGCAACATTACCTTTAATCTCTCCTACTTTTTGTATAGGACAATAGTTTAGATAATTATAATGTTCTCCAGTGATTTTTGCATTACCTACTTCATATCCATCAATAGACCTTGTTCTTTCTCTTTTCCAATAAGATAGCCAATCAGGTGTACCCCAAGGGTCAGAGACATAATACTTATGTTTCATGAAGTGTTCTCCAGCTTCTCTAAAGACTTGAGTATTAATCCATGTTCCATCAGCATTCCTAATAGAATCAACCTTGCCTGCTACATTATAGTCCTCCATATTATCTTAAACTTTCTGGGTCAGCAAAGAAAGAAATTTCTTTATTACTTCTGTTTTTTGTTTCTTCATAAAGTTCCTCTTCCACTTTTTTCTCTAAAGTCTTCAAGTTTCCTAAGACTTTTTCAGTATCATTTAGAGCACTGGTAATGTCTCTAGGCTTATAAACAGGATTGAAGGTTTTTGGATTCACTGCTGTTATATCTACTTCATTAAAAAATTCTTGCATCTTCTCAGCAGCCCTTTTTGCAGCCATATAATAGTTATAGGTTGTAGATGCTTCAGACTGAAATTTTATAAGTTTGTGAATTGCCTGTTTAATCAATTCATCAGGTTTCCAATTCTCTCTGTCTGTAATCACATCTTTAACAACTTTTTCTTCTTTTTGATTTTCAGGATACTGTCTATAAGGGTTGCTTTTTTTCATCGAACTCATAAATTCAATATATGCAAACTCCTCTAAAGCATGATACTTCTGCTTAGACTTATCTCTTTCCCATATCTCCTTAAAAGGATTAACTAATAGTGTTTCAGTGTTTGGGTACACTGTTTTCTCTGTAACTGTGAATAGGAACGCCATTTAGAATTCTTTTATTAAGCAATAACTTACATAACTTTGGTTCTTTACTAAGTCTAAAATCTCATAATATCTCCCTACATTATTTATCACCTGACATCCAACACTCCAACCACCAATGAATTTTCTAATTAGTGATAGGTTCTTTGTATAGGTAACTGTGTGGAAATTAACACCTCTAATACCTTCTCTCATTTCTCCCATCTGCTCTACTTTAGCATTCTTATTCCAATCTCTGAAATATTTGATAGGACGAATTTGTTTTAGTGCAGGCATCTTACCTCTGTGGTGTCCAAACTTCCATAATCCATGATACCACTCATCTGTCTTAACAACTAATACTCCATCTTTACTATATTTTTCATAGTTCTTTAAACCAGTAGTTCCAGCATTAGTTGTTCCTGAAACAACCATTATAAATTTCTTACCTTTAAAAAGATAAAACTTATCATCAAATTGGTCATATACATCCTCTTGAGATTGTACACCAAGTATCCAATAATTTGGAGGAAAGCCCTTAAAAGATTTTAATGAACTTACTCTTTCTAATAATTCTTCATCTGTATAATTTTTTACTTTTGTCATTTTTTACTTTTTTATATACATATTACCATTTATTTATCTTGCATTTTGCACTCTCTGCTTTGACTTTTGCCTTCATGTGACAAGGGCATAAGCTACACCAAAAATTTGTATTTTGTATAAAGTGAGGGCATGCTTTGCATATCTTCACTCTCTTCTTTTCAAAAGGTGTTTCTACTCCTTTTATTAGGTTTCCATAACCATCATATAAATTTTTAAGTAATCCCATTTTTCTTAATAAATTTTTCAAGCATATCTTTTAATTTAAAAAATTGCTTGGGTTCAATTTTGTTGTACTTGAATCTTTCTTTAATGTTGGTCAGCATTCTTTTTGCCCTCCCAGGGTACACTTGAAAAGTACCAAAATATTTTAGTCTAACTGTTTCTAATTCTCCTGACTCAACTTCTTGTCTTAAAAAAATCCAAGGTGTAAAAACTATTTCTTTAAATTGTTCTAAGTTTAAGTCTGGATAATTGTCTCCATACTTTGCATAAAACTCATGTAAAAGTTCTTCGTTTCTTAATCTATCAACACTCATATCCTTTGTCTTCTAAAGGCATAACTGTATCCTTCATTTCAGGACCTATATCTACATACCTTAAATTATTACAAATAAAAATTCTTTGCCTAGAATCTGTATATTCCATATCATGAGAACATAACCAATTATAAACATCCTCTGATACTACTATTTTCATAGTGTATTCAGATTGTTTTGTTTCGATATTATAAGCTTGACTTCCTTCTACTGCTAATATATAATTCATTTTTTTAAAGTTTTTGGCAAAGGCGAGTGCCTTCTGCATCTGTTATAGAATCTATAAATTTCATTTCTGTACCTTCAGGAACATTAAGTACTTGAGGCTTATCTGTTTTCTCTCCATTCTCATCTCTACTACTATATATTACAAGCTGGTGTTCATTATATAGATACATAATCCTATCCATATCCAGTCCTGCATTGCTTGGTACACTGTTAATATCATATACTAATATTTGTTTACTCATATTTTTACTAATTTAATTCTGTACCCTTGATGATTATCAATAGGTATTAAAAATGATTTCATCACTATTTTCTTTGTGATATCATTCTTCGATAAATATCTCTTTTCTATTAATTTTTTTAGGTGGTTTCCGAGACCACCAGGTTTAAGATTCAGCTTTGCCATAACCTTTTTCCTTACGACTCCATTAAACATGTCCTCTTCTATAAGACTTTTATCTTGAGATAAGAATGCAGCCAAAACTTCAATCTCTTTAATAGACATCTTCTCTGGGAAATCTTTCTCAGGTAAAAGAATGTTTATCATCTCTAAATGCTTAACATAGTAGTCGTACTTACTGACTTTTTGTATGTTTGATATTACTTGCATTTGCTTTTAATTTAATTCTGAAGCAAAATTAATAAAAATATTAATATATACAAGCTTTTTATGAATAAATTTTATGGGGCTGTTTCAATGTATTCAAATACATGGTAGAAATTGTTACCTTTTTCAACACTACCTATATATCCTACACTTGTATTAGGAGGTAGAATAACCTCTCCTGTGTTCACTATAACTAAAAAAGTTTGAGGTACCATATTATAAGTGTTTTCTAGCATATAAAATAATGATAGGTCTTGCCCTACTACATTTATATTCATTGCTTTTACCCCTTCTGGAGCATCAACTATATGTATTCCTTGTACTATTGGTAGCACTACTAATTCTATTCTCATTATGTTATTGTTATTTCTGTTGTAAAATCACTAAAATTCATATCTCCATCCATAGTCCTTATTTTAAAGGTAGTACCTATCACTGTCCCACCATCGTTAACAACTTCTGTAAGGTCAATCGTCGTGCCAGTCGCTGTTATCTCCCTATAATAAAAATGTTTTCTATATGGTGTGCCATCGTCAATCCAAACCTCGTAAGCCTCAGTACCATTAGCATTAGGTGTAGGTGGAGTAAAAGATATATCAAAGGATGTAGCTGTTACATTACTATATCCAGGAACTGTTGGTGGGTCAACTGTTATAGGTGCTCCAACCTCAATTAAATTAGCTCCACGTAAATCTCTTGCCACAACTAAAGATGCATGCACATCAACTCCATGTTGAAAAGTAGCCCAAGAGACTGAACCTGACCCTGTGTTACTTCCTCCTACTGAAGCAGTAAAAGCGTTTCCTGCAACTCCAGTAACATTTGCTCTCACAGCTCCCAAAGCATTATCATTAACCATAGTCATATCTGAAGCTCCAGGTCTTGTGTCAGTATTTACTGCATTTTTAAGGTTAGTATGAACAGTATTAGGGTGTAATCCATCTCCTTGAAATTCTCCATCAGTAGTTGGAGCTCCAGCTACACAGGTATATACTAGACCATTGAATTCCACAGTATCTCCTACTGCCCAACCACTAGTAGTTCTTACAAAAGCATTTCTATCTGTAACACCTAAAACTGAATTATAGTATATTTTTGCTCCAGACTTTACACTTGAAAATATATATCCCCTAGCACTTAAATACATTGAAGAGATTTCACACCCATAACTAATACTAGTTAGGTTAATTATTTTTAATCTTAATAGTCCTGTTAAATTCTCGAATATCGTTCCATTAGTCCCAGTAGTTATTGATGTTAAACTTGGGCAATCAAAAGATTGAAGAGCTGGTAGTACAGATATTAATCTCCTGTCATTAGCCACTGTTACCCCTGAAACTAATCTTTTTAGTTTATTAGAACTTTGAATAGCTATTTGTGCATAGTTATATAAATTCGGTACATACAGATATTCTATATTTGCTGCTCCTGAAACAATATCTCCAGTAAGAGAAAGTCCATCTGCATCAATCAAATATGTTATACTACTATCAGACATAGCATCTGTAACACTAAAGTCAAAAGTACTTGTAATATAACATTGTACATTATTACTCCCATCAACTTCATATCTATGTATATCTGCAGTCCCAATGTCAATAAGAGAAGCCAGACTAGTTGCAGTAGGTATATAGGAAGCTCCAGCTCCTCCAACAAAAAAGTTATAATATTGTGTAGGAGTAGGATTTAGACTCCACAGTCTTTTATCTAATTCATATAAAGTGGGAATATCTTCGTCAGGTATTGCAGTATCTAATAATCTTAAGCTTGCAAGATTACCATAAAGTTTAACTGTTTCTCCTCTATCTGAAAATAAACTTACTCCTGCTCCTTGCGAAACTAACCAATCTCTGTATCCAGCGATATTTGTTCTACCCACTATAACAGAATTTAAGTACACATTCACTGCATTGCCAGAGACCTTAACAATAATATGTCTAACATCATCTTCATCTATAATCTCTGGTAAATAAAGACTTTCAGTTGCTGCCCTCCCAAAGTTACTGAAATCTATAAGTTTTTTAGTACTTGCTCTATCTATGTACACCTCTAAACCAAGTCTGCTTGTAGTTCCATCCCCTTGCCCATATATTATGCCTGTTGTGCTTGCATTATTATTATTTGCTATAACAATTAGTGTATAATCTCCTGTTCTAGTGTAATCAGGATTAATATCTCCTTGCATAGCTCTTAGACCACTCCAATCAGTTTGTAGAGTAGATGGATTTCCATTGGGGTCATATGTAGGAGTACCATTCTCCCACATCTCACACATTGCTAGACCATTAGCAGTTAAAAGTTTCTTTTGATTAATTTGGTCAAATATTTCATGTTGATATACTTTACCTGTACCAATAGAATATGTAGTTAACCAATCTGAGAAAGTAGTACCATCTAAGATATAAGTATCAAAGCTTCCTATCAAAGAGGCACCAGTGACTTCAGCAAATTCTCCTTCTTGAAACCACAAACTTCTTCTACTAGCATTATCTAAGTCTGTTTTCCAAATAATTGCCATGTTTGTGTCTTCTTTTGAAACAATTGGGCATCTATTCCATGAATACCAATATTCCCAAGTTCCAAAATCTAAGTAGTGAGGTTCTATTACAGGAAGTTCTACTCTTCGTCTATGTTCAATATGTTTTTGCATTATGCAGGATTTCTTTTAACGAAACTATAATAGGTAGTAGTTCCAATATGCTCTAAAAACATTTCATATATGTAATCAGCCTCAAAAGCATGCCCTGATATTAGAGTAGCACCTGTTACAGAAGGAAATATTACTACTCCTGTTGTATCAATAAATACTCTAGCAAACCCATTGTCTGCTGTGGTCCCCAAAGTGAAGATAGTATTTGTATTAGGTGAGGCAGCATTACAAATGCTTCCATATAATTCATCAACATCTATAATTGTACCTGTATCAGCAACACTAACAGGAGTTCCACCAGCAGCACCAGGAACTCCTTGAAGACCTTGAGGTCCTGCTAAAGAAGCTGGGTCAGCTACAATTTGTACATAAGTTGCACTAGGACTAGCATTAGTTACATAAGTAGCATCTGGGTCAGCAACCTGAACTCCTATTTCTACAACTTCTCCAGCATTAAGAAATTTTCTGTATGTAGCTTGATATCCAATATATAAACCAAAAGTTACACCACGCCCATATGTAGTAGGTAAAAATTTAAAGTCTAAAACAGTATCTATCCATAATCTACCCATCTGTACTGTTCTGTTAGCTCCTGTTTGTGTAGCAAAGAAATTATGATGAATAGTGTACCAACCAGTTTTATTTATAGTTATTTGGTGATTGTTTGTCACAGTATCGTGACTAAAAGTTGATGTATCAATATGATTTTGAGTTGTCCAAGTAAACTGATGTTGTGTACCATTTACTCCTCCAACATTTTGAGTAACTCCAAGTACTAATTCTATATAATCAGGTACTAGTCCTGTCTCCCATCTCAATCCTTCAGGTTCAGCAGAATCAGAAATCAATACAGCTCCATCTGCACCAACAGGAAATCTAACATCCTGGGTAGCATCTCTTACAATAAGGTCTCCTTTAGTTGTTGTAGGTGAGTTAAAACTTCCTCCTCCTGCTTCTACTGGTGGAGCATTCTTAAGAATCTCGATATCTATTGTATTAGTATCTGTCTGTTGAAAATGTTCCTTGGTTTTATTTCTCCTCGGATAGTATTTCTTTGTTGGTCTAGGTCCTGCCATTTTGCAAATATAGTTAATCGTTGAATAACATGCAATTAAAAAGGTTATAGATTTTCTTTATAGTATTTGTATAAACCTATAAAAAAATAATATAGCCAGATACTTGCACATGTGAAAAATTTCTTATAACTTTGCCTCAAGTTTCTTTCGAGACACTTCAGAAAGACTTGCTACAAACTTCTAAACTTATAATAATAGGAAAGCTATACACAAGTTTCTTTCTTTTGGTTCTTTTCTTTCTTTGTCAAGTACTAGTAACCCAATTTTTTCTCTTTAACATCCTCTTTCTTCTGTATAGTATAGGACTTCATTAAGTCATCTCCTATCTTAATACCAAAAAGCACACCTTCAAAAACAATCACAGTATTAATAACTGATGACTCTGCTAAAAGTAATGCTGAGGTCACCATAATCACAGACCCTATCACTGCATTCCAAAAGGGAGAAATTCTTTTTTTAGTTAAATCCATAGTTTTTCTTTATTGTTTAAGCCACAAAGATAGTGAAAATGTATGATATATAATGCATTAGGGTATAAATATGTATAGTAATGACTGATTTTTTATACATATGTGTACTTTTTTCAGGTTTTATTAATACATATATGTATATTTGGTGCTATGTCCAAAATCTTAGTTAAAATCTTAGGCACAATCATGTATCTATTAGGTGCAACAGTACCCATACACTATATGTACATGCCAAGACTGTTAGCTATATGTTCTTTTATCTACTTTATAGGTATGTGGCTATACATCTTCCTACTGGTCTTTGGTTAAGTTAGGTTAGGTTAGGCTATAATTTTTTGGGAAAAATTTTTTTAGGTAGGAAATTTTTTGATGATTTGTGAGAATGTGAACCACCTTGAGTAAAACCCCCACTAATTTCTGGCAGAGAAACTCCCCCCTGTCCAAATTCAAACCGAAATCATTTCTGGGGAGCATAATTAATACATACTATCTACCATGAGACTAAGAACTATCTCTCTTGACAGACAGGCACAGTGCCAAGCAATCCTTGACATGAACAACAAGGAGCAGGCTGTGATGCTAACCTTTGGACTAACAGACAAGCCAAAGAGCTACATGTTTCCAAACTGAAACAAACAGGAGAAATCCCTTGGTATAACGCCAAGGGATAACTCTTGTGAACAAGCTTAACTCAATACCCTAACTAATTCCTGGACTTGACCTAATGATGGTCCTTAAACATTAATACATTACATTATGAGCAAAATCACTCTTACTATCGACAAATCAGTGAAAACAGTTAACGACAACTTTATGAACAAGTTAATCGGCAAAGGTAACTCTGTAACAACAGCCTTTGGTACTACTGAAGGTGGACGCAGAACCTTCTACATGTTCACTGACCAAGAGAATGCAAAAGGCTTGTCAGCAGAAGTTGACCTTAGTCAGTTTGACCAAATCAAAAGGGAATATCCATTCACTGATGACCAAGGTGCAGAACAGGTTGCAACACTGACATACCTATACCCGAAGAAAGCCTAAGGGTATAGGCAAGGCAAGGACACATCAGCAATGGTGTGTCCTACACCTTTAGTACCTAACTCTACTCAAGACCCTAACTAATTCTTGCTATTTTTATTTATACTAATTATATATTTTAATTAGGTAGAAGTAGTGATTTAATTTTTTACAGCTATGAGCAATGTAATCAATTTGACTATTGAGTCTTGTACTAAGACTGTCAATGGTAATTACGCCAACAAGTTAGTTGGTAAGACTGAAGGTGTGAAGACTGCCTTTGGTGAGGTAGAAGGTGGAAGACGCACTTTCTATATGTTTACAGACCAAGAGAACGCTAAGGGTACTAGTGGTGATGTAAACCTTGACCTTTTTGACGTTGTTAAAAGTGAGTATCCTTTTACCGATGATAAAGGTGAAGAGCAAGTAGCGACTTTAAGCTACCTATATCCTAAGCGAGCTAACTAAGCTTGCTAGGTAGGTCATTAAGGTGCATCATTCATTGGTGCATCTTAGTGCTTTGCTTTAAATTGAACTTTAATTGAGTGATTTGGTTTAAGTTTTTATTATTGCAGTTAGTAATGTGTGGTGTGAGTGGGTTAACCAGCCCTCTCACCCACATATTCTACCTCTACTATAAACTAAATCTATTCAAACATAATAATTAATAGCTAAATCTTATAACTATGTCACATATAAAACTTACCCCAGAAAGAACTCTAGTCACACCAAGAGAGTTATATGCTATTGATATGAATCCACAGTTTGTGGGTCAATCAGGAGCTAATGATGAAGGTGAATATTCTATGATTTGGAGTATTAATGGTAAAGAATATCAGACAAATAACACATTATAGTTATGTCAGATACTATGTCATTAAGTAATCAATTGAATCTTATAACTAATAGTTTAGTAGAAAGATTCTTTTGTAAAAGAGTAGATAACTATACAGTATCTGTTATTGTCTATTATAGAGAAGAGAAAGAGGCTATATTAAATAAGCATAAAAACTTATTTATAATTGAAGAGCACAATCTAATGAATGGAAATCTTCAGTTAGATTTAGAAATTAGAGAACCAGAAAGGTCGTGATATTCGACGTATTCCTAAGTAAGAAGACAAACTACTTATATAATTGTGTACAAGGTTATAGGCTGAGCTGAATTGACAGTAACCTATATTAAAGGCTCTTGATAAGACGAGTTAACGCAGTACACAATTTTAATTAGGCAAGTTATCAAGGCTGAAAAGGCTCAGAGAAGCGTCGAAACATATATTCTGCTATCCTTATTAACCATTTGGAATAGTGTTATGTAGGGTTGTCGAAGATAAAGCCAGGACACACAAGGTTACTGAAAACCATTTGTGATTACACATCTAAAACTCATTCATTAACCTGTGGTAGGTTTGAGGAACAGATAGTTTGTGTGTCCATCTTGCTTTTAATTTAGTATTAATCTTTTAAATTAAAGTTATGAAAAGAGTATTGTATTTAACTCCAACAGGCAGTTTAGTTAGTATTAACGATATAGTTGACTACGATAACAAGTAGTCACTATATAAAACCAAATCATCATGAGAAAATTTTATATAATCTTATTATTAGTTTGTTCTTCTATTTTTACATTAGCGTGGATAAATAGAACTGAAGAGCACCACATTCATAGCAATAAAAATTGTTGTGAAATCATATTAGAACAAGTTGATGGTGGTGTTAAGGTCATTTATGATAGCACAAATGATGCTGAAGATGACTGGATATTTGTTGAAGTAGAATATTATGAAGAGGGTGAAGACCCTGATGTTATTCTATTTGATTTAGTTGATGAGGTTATAAATATGTATCAGGAAGACTGTTACCATAACCATTATGCAGGAGATGTTGCTAAGCAGGACAGTGCAGAGATTAGGGCTATGAACTTACCTCTAAAAGACTGTTATACTTGGCAAGAGATTGAGATTATTGTCTTCGGAGAAATCCAAGAGTAATTATTGTGACTGAGCCCTTCTCTCCTTGAGGCTCTTAATGGTGTGCAACACCTGGTCACATTAATATGGACTGTGTGATAGTTGCAGTCAAAGTATGGTGACTTACAGCCTACTTATGTTACAGCATCTGAGTTTAATCGGTACTCAGATGCTGTTTTTTATTATATTAATAGCGATTTTAAGATATTGGGCTGCCTTCGAGCTCATAAGGATAAACCAGCAATGGTATAAAACAGGTAAAATTTAAAACTTAACAGAGTTTTACTTGTGATGTAAATTTATTTGCATTTCACAGAAAGGTATTATATATTGTATTACATGGAATGGCTCAACAGAGTAAAAGTGTAATATGTTCCTTCTTGTCATGAGGAGCTGAGGCAGAAATGCCAATAAATTATATAGTAGGTAATGGTGTAAACAGATTGTCGTCTGTAAAGAGCTGTTATTAAGTTATGTGAAGTATTTGGTTGCAGAAATGCACTGAGGAAAAGCATTATGCAAGTTAGTAGGTTTGACACCTGAAAGCAAATGGAAGTTGATATCTAAACTAATCAAAAGGTAGCACGATATACAACTCAATAAGACTTCCATTATTTGACTTATCTGCTTAGTTTACAAACTAAACAAGAGAAAACATATTGAGACCTGTTGATAACAATGTCCTTATTCTACTGCACCTATTGGTTATATGTAGATACTAGATAGTCTCTCAAGACTACTCGTAAACAAAGTTAGTAATATTTATCTAAAAGATGGGAGTCTTTGAATCTCTACCAGGAGAAGTTAGTATGAAAGCAAAGTTATGACTCAACTTGTAAAAGATGGCAAGCATCGAAACTTGTGGACATTATATCTACCTGCAGTAATGTAGGTGTGTGTATTTTGGGGAAACCTAAATAAAAGGATATAACAGTAAGCTAACACTCAGCTTACTATTTTTGTTTAACCCGACTAATTTGTTTTTTAGTCTTAATACAGAAGAATCAAGACAATGAAAGAATATGATAAATTTGAAGACAAGGGTAGGACAGGTATGATAGCTTTAATTATAGTTTTAATAATAATGTGGATTTATGGGTTTGTTTGCTAATAAGCTTAGAATATCGACAGAACAACTTGAACGAGCTAATAGAGGGGAAGAAGTAGAATTAATCCCAGCTAAAGAAGGACATACTATAATGTTAACTATGGATATGGAATATTATTATATTCCTCACAACTAATATTAATTTAAAAACAGTATTATGAGCCCAAAGAAAGTATTTCTTCAGGATTTAAAAGAAGAATTAAAAGATAAGGTGAGAGTACCAAGCTGTAAGCCTGGTTTTACTAACATTTTTGGTGTAACAGCCATGGCAAAGCATAGACAATACTTTGAACCTCAGGTATGAAGTATTTGTTAGTGATTGTATTACTTACAGGGTGTAGCTCAGCAGAAAGTCTGAGTTACAGCCTTAAAAGTAAGAAAGAAAAGTTTAAACAGGAGATGATATGTAAGCCGAAAGTCTTACTATGCACTCCATAAAACGAGTATTATGAAAAAACTAATGTATTTATTAGTGCTAATTGTGACATTTAATATGAGTGCACAATTAAAGAATGATAGTAATAACCTTACTATTATTACAGCTCCTGGAGCATATGATGATGGATTTAATATTGGTGTTCAATATGAACATCAGTGGAATTTACCTTATGCAGGTGCAGAGATATTTCATTTTGCAGACCTTCATAACATTACATATACCCATATAATAGCTCGATTTGGTGTTGGTCAGGAATATGGTAATCCAGTAGGAGTTAAATGGCGATGGAATGTAGGATTTAGAGGTGGTAGAGTCTTTAGAGAAGGATACGATGGACCATTTGCATTATTAGGACCTGAGATAGGAGCACAAGTTACATTACCATTTGGATTATATGGTAAACTTGTCTATGGTATGGATAAGAAATCAGATAGTGCTATTTGGAATGAGAACAGTCATACTGTAAATAGTGTATTTGCAGGTATTGGAATAAGATTTTAATCTAAATTTTAGAGAAATATGAAAAAGTTATTACTATTATTTGTAGTGATGTTTGCATTTGTAGCAGCATCACCAATACAAGATGAAGAAATATATAGGATATGGCATCCATTACCTAATGGTAATATAAAGGTGTTATATCTTACTCAAAGTGGAGCTCAGGCTCATTTAGATAACCATCCTGGTGACTGGTGTCATGGGAGAAATTGTCCTTGGGAATGAAAAGATTTATTCAAAAGAGATGGTATAGGTCCATCCAATTTGTACAGGTGCTAATTATTATGTTAGCTATGTTTATTGGTTGGGGTGGTTTTGATGCATCTGAGTCTCTCAGAACCTTTGCAGCAGGTTTAGCTGTGGGTGTAATATTTAATTTTCAAAAGTATTATACATAATGACATGGGATTATAATTTACCTGAAAAGAGTGGTGTTTACATAGTTGTGACCACCACTTTTATGGGTAAACATAATGTTCTACAATCCAGGTTTAATCGTGAGAAAAAGACTTGGGGATTTACAAATCAAAGTTTCTATAAATATTTAAAAGATGGAAGAATCTAAAACTAAATTTATTACTGATTCAAGATTAGAAATTGAAATGAAATATCCAATAGGTAAAAA